ATGCCTACGAGGTGCACCGATGGGGGGCCGGGGGTGCACCGATGGGGGGCCGGGGAGTACTCCCCCACCCTTTGCTGGTCACGGTCGCCAGTTGCGTTCGGTTACGAACGTGACGCCCACCGAGGCAGGCGCCGGGCCGCCGCTGTCGGGCAGCTTGTTGCTCTTGTCGCGGTTGCACTTGCGGTGCGTCGGCTGCGTGTTGTCGAGCGTGTCCGTTCCGCCTGCATCCAGTGGCGTGATGTGGTCGACCTGAAAGCTCAGCGGGTGCAGGTGATGCGCCTCGTAGTCGATAGGCTCGCTGCACACTGCGCAGTCCTCGCGGCGGCGCAGCCAATAGCGACGGAACCTGTTGCGTCGCGCTGTGTTGCGTCCCTCGCTCATGGCGTGCTGTCTCGGTCCCAAACAATCAGCAGCTTGCCGAGCGAGAACACAAACACGCGAGCGCGCTCACTGTGTCGCTCGGCGTATCGCTTGCGTACGTCGAGGGCCTCGACCAGCTCACCCAGCTTCATGCTCGTGGCACAGAACCAACTCTCAGCGCGCCGTGGTGACAGCCTCACCACTCATACGGCTTGTGCGCCACAGGCTTGCGGGCCTCAGCAGCGGGCCGCCGCCGGGCCCTACGGTTGGCCTCGGCCGGGTCGAGGGCCACGTACGCCGTAGCCTGCCGCCCCTTGCCCTTACCCCTCGCATTGGCCGCCAGGGCCTCAGCGCGGGCAGCAGGCGCCATTGCGGGGGCCTCCTGCGCAGGGGCCTCGGTGGCGGTGTCAGGTGCGTTGTCGGGCATGGCGTTTCCTCTCGTGAAGTAAGTGCCCGCCGCCGGATCGCGTCGACCTCTGTAGCGCTGCGCTGCGCCGGTGCTCACGTGGTGACCAGCCAACGCGGCGAGGGGCTGCAGCGGATCGCGCCGAGGCGCACATAGCGCCAGTGTCGGGATCACGGCGACGGGCGTAGACGACGACCAGGGCGCGGGGATAGGAGGCCGCGCAACGCTGGTCGACGCCTGGAATGGGAACGGCCCCAACGCCCCATTTCGGGGCGCCAGGGCCGTTTTAGGTACAGCTGTGCTGTTGCGGATCGCAGTCTAAAAGCGACGCACGCCAATCACGCCGCATATGCGCCAACAACAAAACCCCCGCCGTAGCAGGGGCTTTGTCGAGGGCGTCGAGGCTACTTTGCGAGCTGCGGCCGCAGCGCCACCAGTGCAGCGAGGTACGAGTCGGTTTCGTCGTACACGCGCTCAAATTCGGGCTCCTCGTCAAGGGTAATCTTGCCGACCCGGCGCTCAATCTCATCGAACGTCCAAGCGCGCACCATGCGCTGGTCGGCCGTCGGCGACGACAGTGCCTCAAGCGTGGCGGCCGACTGCAGCAGCACCGGCGTGCTCGTGCGCGCGAACAGTGCGGCCTTGCGGTCCTCGATCGACTTGCTGCTCATGTTGGGCTCCTATCCCGTGTGCGTTGTTGATGTACATACAGTAACCCGTCGACTGTATGCATGTCAACATGAAAACGCCCCGCCGGTGCGGTCGGCCCGGCGGGGCGTTGTCGTTGGCGGTTAGGCGGCGATCGCGTCGAGGCGACGTGCCTCGCGCAGGATGCGGGCCTTGGCGGTTTCCAGCTCGCTGAGCTGCGGCCAGAGTGCATGTTCCTCGGGGCTCTCGCTGCCGTGGTCGCGCTTGGCGGCCATCCATGCCTCGGTTGCCTCGTTGAGGCGCGGTTGAAGCTCTGCGAGGGCCTGGCCGAGTTCGTCGTAGGTGAACGAGCAGCTCGGCGAGACGAAACGCGGAACGTAGTAAGCGTGCATTGTGGGCTCCTATCCACTGTCACTGTGTAGTTTTCAATCCTCGGCGCCGGGGCGCTGTTGGTATGTAAACAATAACCCGCGTGCTGTATGCATGTCAACACCAGAAACGAAAACGCCCCCGACCATGTGGTCGAGGGCGTCGTCGGCGAGGTTATCGCCACCAGCCTTTGCCTAGCTTCGGCTCGCACTCTTTGTAAATCTTGAGTGCCAGGTAACCGTCCAAGATCGAGTGATTCCCGATCGGAACCATTACGCCGTCGAGGTCGAAAATCTCGTGATTCGCACCCTTGCGAACCGACTTGAATTTCAGTCCCTTGGCCTTGGCCGCCTTGCGAATCTTGGTGACTACCTCGTTGCGCTTCGGCATTTTGGGCTCCTATCCCTGTTGAGTTGTTGACATGCATACAGTAACACCCGCGCTGTATGCATGTCAACAACAAAGCGCCCCCAAGTCGCAATGACTCAGGGGCGCCCCGTCGCTACCGGCGTCAGCCTCGCTGCACCACAACCTCGATCGACTCGACCGGCACGTCGAGCCACGTCGCAATCAGATCCCGCGCCATCGGCTCGATTTCGTCGTCGCTGCGGGCCTGCGTCCACTGGTCGATCTCAGGCACGTGAATCAGCGCGTACTGCTCGCCGGGCGTCACAACCGCCGTGTACCTCGTAATTGTCATGGTCGCCATGTTATCCCTTTCCCTCACCTGTTTGAAGCTCAGAGCGGCACAGGGGCCGCCGCAAGCCACACGCACACGTCGCCGAGGTCGTCCTCGGGACAGCCGCGCAGCAGCGCCACATCGCACACGCCGCACGTGTACAGCTCGCCGCTGCGGGCCGCCTGCTCGTCGTCGTACTCGACGATCACCAGCTCGCCGCCATCGCGGGCGTAACGCACCTGCAGCGGGTTGGTGTCGTACTCGAAACGCTGCCAGCCGTGGGCCGCCGCCGCGACAGCGTGCCGCTCACGATCGGGCAACGCCGGGTGCAGCTTCAGCCACTCGGCCACGATCGCAGCCAGCAGGCCGCGCCCGTCGCGGTCGCTGTTGCGCATCATCTGCACCGCGTCGGCGTCGAGGCGCTCGTCGATCATGTACCGCGCCGCAGCAGCCGCCAGCTCGCGCTCAGCCTGCGCCGCCCGCACAGTGCGCCAGTCGCTTTCAGCGGCCAGCCACAACCGCACCGACTCGCGGCACAGCTCGCAGCGCCGCACCTGCGGCTCGCCGTCGTGCCGGGTTGCGTGCGCGATCAGCACAGCGACGTACTCGCGGTTACCGGGGAACAACGCCTCGACCTCGCCGCCGGGCAGCGGGGCGTACTCGTCGGCCGTCTCAGTGATCCGGTAGGCGCCGAACGTCCAACCGAGCACGCGGTCGCGGCCGTCACGGTCGCGCAGGATGAACTCGCCCGTGGTGTCGTCGCCCTCGATACGCGAACCGCTGGCGACCGCGATATCAACCAGGCGCTCGCGGGCCTCGGCGATCGTGGCGTGCTCGGTGACCTCTTGGCGGCCGTGCATCTGAACAATCATCGTGAACATTTGGGCTCCTATCCCCTTGACGTGTTGATATACAAACACACGTGCTGTATGCCCGTCAACACGGAAAGCAGAACGCCCCCCGAGGATTACCCGAGGGGCGTTTGCCAACTTCCAGGACCACACCGCAACTACCTGCGACGACAGCATTGCCGGCGAGCTTTGCCGGCGTTAGCTGCGAGCCGGGCCGAACAGCCGCCGCAGCCGGTCACGGTCCAACTCTTGCCGGGCGTGGTCGAGCTGCCAGCCCATCGCCTCGTTGAACCGCTGCAGCGACCGGGTGAGACGCTCGGCCTGCTCGGGCGTCAGCTCGTCGAGGCGGGTATCGAGGTCAGTCACAGAATCACCTCCCGCGCCTGATCTTTCGGCACCGCCACAGCCTCATGCACAACGAAAACGGTCGACTCAGGGAACGCCGGGCCGTCACTGTCAAGGAACGCCGGGGCGCCCTGCACTGGCTTGCCCTCACGCACCATCTGCTCGCGGGCGTCGGCTTGGGTGCCACGCCAAACCTCGTGCACCTCGACGGCGACCAGGCCCTCGGCCTCGGCGAGGCGCTTCACCGCCTCGTGCGCGTTGCGGGTGATGTAGTCCTCGAACTGGTCGACGCCGACGCTGTGCCGGGCTCGCTCGTCGTACGGGAACACTGCCACGATCTGCTCGCCGACCTTCTCGCCGAGCGCGCCAACCCATTGCGGGCCGTAGCTCAGCCGGTTGCGCTTGATCCGGTACGTATGCGACTCGGGCAAGATCCTGCGCGGCGGGTCGCTCCATACATTCGGGTCGAGCTTCGGCGGCGTCGCCACGTTGAAGTACGGCGACAGTTCGCCGTTCGGCCACGTCGGCACCTCGCGCACCGTGCCAGCGAGCGGCCCGTCGAGGAACATCACCGGAGCGCTACCCACGCCACACCGCCAACGGCAGACCAGCCTGCCGCCGCAGCCACTCGCGCCACGTCTCACGCCGACGAGGCACCGTGTACTGATACACAAACGAGGCGCTCCACAGCCGCACGATCGGCCCGACGAGCTGGCGACGCCAACCCCACGAGCGCAACACGTCCCAGCGGTCAAACGCGCCATACACGACGCCATACCACCAGTCGCCCACACGATCGGCCGCCGCCTGCACACCACCCCGCACGGCCACCCACACGACGCGCAGCAGCACGCCCAGCGCGTCCCACACGTCGACCACAGCCTCACGCACCGTCGGCGGCTCAGGCGTCACAGCCACGCCGAACAACTGCGCCAGCCACAACGGCGGGCCAGGCATCGGCTGCCGCGGGAACTGCAGCGAGAACGACACCTCTCGACGCGCCTGCAGCGTGCGAACCACTTGCGCCTGCCACGGGTAAAGGTGCTTGCCCTCGGTCGTAAAGGTGGCGATCGGCCCGTCGGCGCTCACACGCCCCACAGCCTCGAACCCCTCCCGCTCGGTCAGCTCCGCGATCGGCTCCGCAGGCTCGCCGAGCAGATGGTCAGTGTGTGAATAGTCGGCCATCAGAACACCCTCGCCATCTCGCGCGCATTGCGCATTGCCTTGCGCCGCACGATGTGTGCGCCGCTCCCGTGGTTGTCGTCGAACACGTAAACCGCTGCGCCGCAGGTGCGTGAACCGCACAGCACGTCCTCGGGGCGCCGCCCCCATACGAACTGGACACGGCCGCCGCTGCGGTACGTCACGTGCTCATTGCCATTGGCGGCGCAGACCCTCGACACCTCCATGTCGAGCAGGCCGCGCGACTGATAGAACGCATTGTCGGACTCTCGCGCGCTCGGCGACCAGAACACCACATAGTCGCCTCGGCGGGCATTGGCGAGCGCCACGTCGAGCAGCGCCGTCGTCAGCCCGTGCTGACGGTCGGCCTTCAATTCGATTACAGCGTCACTCATCACTGCCCCTTGACGTTCAAGAGCTGCCGCAGCTCGGCATCCACCGACACCAGCGTTTCGGCGTCGTGCATCACGACGTCGATCGGCTTGTATGCGTCGGGAATCTCATCGACCCACGCCTCACCCTTGCGGTACTCGATACCCGCCATGCGCGCGTCGAGGTCGTCGACCGTGAACAGCTTGCGCGCCTTGTTGCGCGAGTACCGACGCCCGGCACCGTGCGGCGCCGAGCACAACGCCTCAGCATTGCCCTTGCCGGTCACGACATACGAACACGTACCCATCGACCCCGGGATGAGGCCCCGCACACCAGCGTTCGCGTCGATCGCACCCTTACGGGTCAACCACACCTCACGGCCGCCGTGCGTTTCCTTCTGCGTGTAGTTGTGATGGGTGTTGATGGTCTCGACGGCCAGCTCGGCGCCCTGGTCGGCGCCGACCCAATGCGCGAACGCCTGCTCGAAACGGTCCATCATCTCAGCGCGGTTGTAGTACGCAAACCGCTGCGCCCAACGCAACTCAACGAGGTAGCGGTCAAACTCGACCGTGCCCTCGACCAAGTACGCCAGATCGGTATGCGGCACATGCAGCCCGTTGGCGTGGCAATAGCCCTGCGCGGCCTTGATGTGCTTCTGCGCGATCTTGTTACCGACACCACGAGAACCGGAGTGCAGGAACAACCACACCCGGTCGAGGTGGTCGAGGCACAGCTCGATGAAGTGATTGCCGCCGCCCAGCGTGCCGAGCTGCTCACGCCACTTCGGGGAGTGAGACAGGTCGACGTCGAACCGGGTAGCGACGAGCTGCAGCCAGTCCAGCCGGGCGCCGGTGAACTCAAAACGGTTCAGGCTCTTGTTGTATCCACCGGCCGACATTGGGATCGCCGACTCGATCGACTCCCGCAGATCCGACAGGTTGAGGCCCTCAAGATCGTTCGCTGTGTACGTGGTGCGGGTGGCGATCATGCCGCAACCGATATCCACGCCCACCGCGGCCGGGATCACGGCGCCCGACGTCGGGATCACCGTGCCGACACTGCTGCCCTTGCCGAAATGCGCGTCGGGCATCAGCGCCACATGCGGATGAACGAAAGGCAGATCGGCGATCTGCTGCGCCTGCGCGAGAGTTTGGTCGTCAACCTCGCTGGCGAAATTGATCAGACGGTCGTTGATTACCGTTGGCGACACAATGGCCCCTATTCAGTTGTTATTCAGTTGTTTTCGTGCGGTCGTGCTGGTCAAGCAGTAACGACACAACCACACAAAAACGCCCCCGCTTAACCTTTCAGCGGGGGCGTTTTCGGCGTGTCGCGTCTACCGGGCCTTGATGTTTCCGTAACAGCCGTTGCAGATCGTCACGACCGTGCCGTCAGGCTTGGTGCTCGTCGCCTTAGCTTTCGCCTTCTTGTCACGCTCACATCTGGCGCAATAGAACGGCTCGGCCGCCGCTGACCGCTCCATCGTGAACTCAGCCGCCACAAACTCACTTGCCACTCGTTTCTCCTATCTCAATCAACCCAGCCCGGCACGACCGTGACCGGGATACCTTGCGAACGCCACAGCGCGACGACCTCGGGGTTATCGTCGATCGCCCCGCGAATGTCGTAGTGCTGCCGCAGATACCGCAGAATTTCAAGCTTCACCACACGATCGCTGCGCCGGTCGCCGTCCTGCCGGTGAAACGGCCCGTCAAACGCCACAGGCATATGCCGATCCAGCCACGCCCGCGTGACACCGTGCCACCGCTCCATGCGGGCCGTGACCACAACCGGCACCATGCCAAGCGCGACCGTCTCGGCGGCGTAGTCGAGCGCGACCCGATTCGGCGGGCAGTCGGCGCTACCGGCGTGAAAGCTGTCGAAGTCCTTCAGCTCACGCGGCCGCATCACGAAATGGCGCACAGAGGTGACGTTGCACAGGGTGCCGTCGACGTCGAGAATCCGCGCAGGCCGCCGCATCAGGCACCCTCACCGACGCTGACACAACCACTGCAGTCACGGCCACACGCCCACTCGGGATGCAGGCCCATGTTCGCGTTGGCGACGGCCAGCTCGTCGACCCGCAGCGCGTCGAGCGCCCACACCCAACCACCGGCACCGTCCTGCACACGCACAGCGCGGACCTTGCCCGCGGCGGCCATCGCCTCGACGACGGCCAGGTCGACGCCGAGCACACGAGCCGCCCGGCGGGCGTGATAGTGCGGGAACGTCGCCACGCGAAACACCTCGACACTCACCACAAACCCCCTTGCGTCTCATCCACATAGCCAACCTGCACCCACTCGTCGCCAAGCTCGCCGAGCGGCTCGACGGGCAGCGGGTCGCGCGGCACGATGGCACGGCCACCGCCCGCCAGCTCGAACACCTGCGCCCAACCATCGCCGTACACCTCGGCCGCCTCGGCTGCAGCGGCGACCACTGGGGCCTCGCGGGCGACCACGAGGTCGACGAGCGTCGCGGGATGCATCGGGCACAGCGGGTTTTGTTCCATCTGCGAGCCCGGCTCGACGGCGCCGTAATGCGTCGTCCACAGCGACGGGTCGACATACGGGCACGTGCACGTGTTCAGCGCGTCATAGTCGGGATGCGCCTGCGCCGCGTCCGACGTCCAACCCCACTGCGACAAATCGGTGCCAGCAGGGCGCACCGGCCGCCACCACGTGCGCCCGTTCGTGTCGGTGCGCGCCGGGTACTGCACAGCAATGCTCACGACGCCAACACCTCCACGTCGAGCACCTCAGCCGGTGCATCATCCTGCGCAGTGTGATGGTCAAGGATGCGCACCACGGTGCTGTACCCGACGCCCAGCTTGCGCGCGATCATGCTCGGCTTCACATCGGCAGCGTGCTCGGCGAGCACCTCCGCGACCTTGACGCGATCAATGCGCGTCACACCAGCAGCGAGGATCGCCTCGGCTGCAGGCAAGTGCACAGCGAGCGCGTCGCCGGTCGCGGCCTCGCGGGCAATCAGATCGGCGACGCTGACACCGGCGGGCGCCGGATCGTGCACCGACTCCTCGAACACGTGCACCAGGCCGTCGGCCTCACGCGCCACCAGGTGCGTCTCAGGCTGCAAATCGGCCGGCAAAGGAACATGCAGGTCAGCGGGCTGCGCAACAGCGTGCACCGGCTGCGCAGCAGGATGCACCACCTGCGCAGCGACATGCACCGCAGCGTCGAGCACCTCGCCACGCTCCGCACCCGACAGCGCGAACAGCGCAACGGTGCACCCGGCGATGCTCAGATCAATGAACACCGGCACCAGCCAGCACAACCAAACCGAGACCCCTGCCCAGTCGACAGCCAGCTCGGCCAGCGCCGCGAACGACAGCAGGAACGCCGCAGCGACGACCGTCACCGAAATGCTCAACGCCGCCGTGTATGCGCGGCCGACGATCCCGGCGGCGACGAGCTTGTGCACGCCGTGCGTCGACCCGAGAATCCCGAGCGGCAGCAGGACAGCCACCGCGGCCGCGATGAACTTAGACCCGGCGTCAGGGTCGAGCAGCGCGTGCGCAGCGTTGCCCAGAATCGACGTCACGACACCAGCGGCCAGCCAGCCACGGAAATACCTTTGCGCCGACTCACGGGGCGTCAGAACGGCGCTCACAGCGCCTCACTCGACACCACGACCGTGCGGGCAATCTCAGCGATGCTCAGCTGCGCCAGCGACGCCCGCAAGCTGAAACGGCCAAACCGGACGGCCACCGCTGCGCGGTCACCCACCACGCTCCACGATGTGCCTGCCTTGGTGCGTCCAGTCAGATTGAAAGTGTTCATTCGAGGGGCTCCTATCCCTTTGATGCTCGTTGGCGATTGTGGCGCCGCTCGGGGCGCCTGATTGACCTATGCGCAGCGACGCGCCGCGCAGCGCGGGCGCTCAACCCGGTAGCGACTGCCGTCGGGGCGCTCGTACACCTCAACCTCGACAGCCTCGGCGTCGTCGAACAGCTCGGGCTGCGTGTGCACGTGCCGGTTCACAGCGCACGCACCCACGAAACGGTGCCGTCGACGACGATCGTCGAGGCGACCTCGGCAGCGGCACGACGGCCACCACGCGGCGTGTACGGCGCCACGCCGTCGAACGACAGCCACAGGCCCGCACCGTCGGTCACACCCCACATGCGCGAGGCGTTCTCGAACTCGGCGCGACGGCCACCCTCGATCCAGGCGACACCGGCGAGGGTCTGAGCGGTGAGGTTCTGCATGTCGGGCTCCTATCGGTAGGTGGTCAGTGCGTTGTTGGTATGCATACAGTAACCCGTGCGATGTATGCATGTCAACACTAGAGACGAAAACGCCCCCGACCTCGCAAGATCGGGGGCGTCGGCGCTACCGCTGCTTGGCCCACACCACGGGGCTACCGGCCGCCGCGCACTTGCAGCGCCAGCCGTCGAGGCGCTTCGGGGCGCGGTACCGCGCGAACTTCTTACCGTGGTCGCACGTACCCATCCACGGCGCCGACTCGTCGAGGTGCTCAAAGCACCGCTTGCCATTACCGCCAAGCGCGCGGTGCTTCGCAGCCCAAACGGCGTCATGCCCATGCTTCGGGCCGACCAGGGCGTGCGCAATCTCGTGCGTAATGGTCATCAGCGTGTCGTCGTAAGAACGCTGGCGCAGCAGCGGCTTTGACAAGCTGATCGTGCGCGTCGAGTAACGGCACTGACCGGCACGACGACGGGCGTTGTCCCAGTTCACAGTCCAGCCGATCAGGCCGTGCTCACGGATCAAGCCAACGGCGATCTGGTGAGCTTCCATCTGCGTCATGTTGCGGGTCGCGGTCGAAATCGTCACTGTGGGCTCCTATCCCGGTGTGTGTTGACATGCATACAGTAACTCGTGTGCTGTATGCATGTCAACACGTGACTATGCGGCAGCGTTCGCGCGAGTGCGATTCAAACGGTGCACCGTGCGGATACGTTCGGGATAGAACGACCGCCAAGTCTCGTGACCAGCAGGCCCGCCGATGAAGTCGCACACGATCCGGCCGGTACTCGTCAGCGAGGCGCTGCGGAACCGGAACCGGCCACGCTCCCCGCGGATCGACACCTCGGTGCCCGGCTCCAAAGTGCGGCCATGCACCACAACCTCGGGCTGTGGGGCGACCGGGCGGCGAACAGCCTTGACCTGCTTCACGCCAGGGCCTCGCATTCCTCGACACGGCCCGGCACCCGCGGATTGCGATACCCGTACTGCCAGGCGTAGCGCGTCGCCGAACTGGCCGCGAGGTACAGCTCGTTGAACCGCACGCTATCCGGCGACACCTCCGCGGCGTACAGCTCAGCGAGCTGCGCCTCGTCAACCTCGTTGCGAACCTTCGGCGTCACCGGCGTACCAGCCGGTGAAAACCACGTTTCCGTATGCATCTGCAAGGGCTCCTATCCCGTGACTTGCTTCGGCGCCGACGGTAACGCCCCGGCTGTCTGCATGTCAACACCTTCTGTATGTGCGTCAACATCCTTGAGCTTGCGGGGCCTGCCACGCTTCGCCTTACCAGCAGCGCGACGCTCAGCCGCCTTACGGTCGCACTCGTCGAGCGCAGCCACCACAGCGCCATACGAGTACGTCGGATACCCATCGCGGTACCCGCACGCCTCAACCCCGGTCATCAGGCGATAGAACGTCGAACGCGGCACATCACGCCCAATCAGCTTGAGCAGCCGCCACATATCGGCGGCCGTGCGAGGCTCGGCGTCGTCGACACGATCGAGAGCCTGCCGCTGCAGATCCTCAACCCGCCACGAGCACCTACAGCGGTAGCACTCGACGACCAGGGCCTCGCTGTCGACGTACAGCGGCGTACCGCACTCCTGCGGCGGCAGCGGCGTACCAGCGTCGGACGCACTCGGCGGCTGCACGACATTCTGGCACGGCCCGGCGTACTGCAGATCCGGCGGCAAGTCGATCACACGCTCGGCGCTGTCACGCCACCCCAACAGCCAGGCAAGCGCCTCGGGCGCCCACGGGTGCGACATCATCGCGCCCGGCTCACCCGACAACCAGCGGGCCGCAGCCTCAACCCGAGCAGCATTATGCAGGCCGCCCCGATCAACACCACTCACCTGCTCCCACCACGACACCAAACGCGCAGCGTCGCGCAGCATGTCAGCCGCCCGCGTGTTCAACGGCAACGACGGCAACCGCTCCCCCGTCGACACCCGCGGCCCACCCTTACGGGCCACCTTCGCCTCGCCATAAGCAGACTCCTGCAGACGGCGCAGCAGCCAAGGCACCTCGACGAGCTGGCGGCGCAACATGCGAGTACACGACCAGCACAACGGCGTGAAAGCCTCAGCGCTGCAATGGCGGCACTTACCCTCGTGCGCTGGCGGCACGTCGACGCGCGGCGTGGCTACGTCCAACTCAGACGGCCCAGACGGCGCAGGCGACCCGTAATAACTCAGACCGTGGCTAACCGCCGGCAGAACGACCGGCGTACCCGGTGACCTGCGCGGATCGCCGAAACTCGCAGAATCCGGCAAACTCATGCCCGCCCAACCTCCGTGAACGGGCCGTAATTCGGATTCGGCGCCTTGTCGGCGTAATTACTCGGGCAATTGACCCACTGCGGGCCGGTCGGATCGTCGAACTGCCTGTACTGCCACAGACTTTGCATGAAGCACCAACGCCACAGGTCGCCGTCGGCGTCCTCCCACACAAACGGCCGTTCAGCCATCCCCAGACGAGACACACGGCGCTTACCGGCGGGCACCGGCGCCAACGGCCTGCGGGCCACGATCGGGCGCGGCATCGTGCCAGGCGCGCGGCGCTCCTGCGCCAACTCCACCCGCGGCACCTCCGCATCGTCGAGGCGCATCGCGTTCACAGCAGACAGCCCCGCGCGGATCGCCCGAGCGGGCGTGTGCGACGGGTGCGAAATGCGTGCAGCGACAACCTCGGCCATCTTGTCGACCTCGGCGACCGACAACTCGATCAGATCAGACATGCGTCGCACCACCCGCGGCGTTCGCAGCCATCCACGCGGCGATAGCCTCATCGCCCCAACCCGGCGACGCGAGGCGGATATGCACACCCGGCTGCTGAGCAATCGCAGCGAGCACCTTGCGGCAATGCATATCGTCGACCTGCGAATCGTCAAGCCACGACACATCAGTGAGACCGTCGAGCACAGCGCGAGCCAGCTTGTCGAGGTCGGGGCGCTTGACGGCCGGGGGCGTATAGCTCTTAGGCGTGCCCGACGGGCGAGGCATGACAAACGTCAGCGACGCCGTGCACGGATATTTCTTGTCGAGCACCGGCAACCCCGCGGCGAGCATCGCATCAGCGGCGGCCAGGGCGATACGTTCACGCCACGGACCAACCGCAGCGGACGACTCGACGAGGATCGCCTTACCGCGCGTCTCCCCCGGCTTCGGCTTCGCAAACCCCTTAAAGTCCTTGCTGCCCTGCGGTGCTGGCTTACCCGGCACGAACAGGCGCAACTGCCTGCCGCCGTTACGTTCATGCGTCACACGGGCACTCAGGGCCGCATACAGGGCCTCGTGCGACTCGGCGGGCAGCATGTCGAGCACCAGCTCGGCAGCGGCAGCCTTGGCGTGCAGCTCGGCACGCTCGGCAGCCTCAGCGGCGGCCACCTGGTCGGCGGCAAGCCCGAGGTCGAGAGTGTGGTCAGTCACTCGTTTCTCCATATTCAGTTGTGGTCGAGCTGCATTCTCACGGCGAAAACCGTCAACGACGCCGGTCAGCGCCCCGCCAGGCCCCCGCTACGGTGGGCGCGTTGACGAGGTTTGCTAGGCACGGGTCGGGCACAGATGGCACACTTTTTCGCATATGAGCCTCACACCACGTACTCGACGAGACTCGACCAGGGAAAACGCCCCGAATTTCTACACGTGAAGTCAACCCGTAAATATCTGTGCCATCTGTGCCCAAAACCCTTTTAAGGGCATTTACCTGCGGAAACGCGGGCACAAGTTCGTTTTTTGAATCTGTGCCAATCTGTGCCATCTGTGCCCGGCGGCACAGGTTCGGGCACAGATCTGTGCCGTTAGCTAGCGAGGGCCACCGCAGCATCAGCGGAACCCGCCCGCCATCTCGTGCGCCAAGTCCCAAGACGCCTGCAGGGCCAGGCCCGCATAGACCCGCTGCCCATGAGTCGCCACGCTGCGAACCCCGAACCGAGCCGACAGCTCACGCCCGAGCTTGATCTGAGACACCATCGCGTCCTCGCCGTTCGCCATTGCCCAACGCTGATACGCCTTGAGCACGAGAGCCGGTTTAGCCCCGCCGCTGGCGCCCGGCGTCAGCTCGCAGCACTCCGAGATAAACCGCCCGAGGGCGTCCTCCTGCTCGCTGTACTCCTTCGTGGCTGCCAAGACCGAGCCCGGCTCGCGGAGGCCGTCAGCGGCGATTTGACGCGCCCCCGCCACGACCCAGGCCAGGATGGCGGCGCCCTCGTCGCGGATCAGCTCGGCAGCGAGATTGGGGTTGCGCTGCTCCGGCGGGACCGTATGCAGGAACGGCAACAGGCGCAGCCGCCGCCAGAACGATGTACCGCCCGCGCTGACTTGGGGTTGATGGTTACCCATCAGAAACAGCGTGTGCGACGGGGTGAAGTCGAAATAGTCCTGCCTCATGTACCGGCCAGACAGAATGTCGCCACCCGTCAGCACCTTAACCTTGGCCTCGTCGAACTTGCTCTCAGCGTTGATTTCCGAGCACACCACCATGCGGGCGCCGTGCAGCCGGGCGATCTCCGTCTCGTGCCGGTCGCGGCCCGCAAGCAGGAAGTTGGCCGGGGCTGTGATCGCGTAGTCGCCCAGCACATTGGCGAGCACGTCCATGAGCACGCTCTTACCGTTCGACCCACCACCGAACAGGAACGGCAGCACGTGATGAGTCACCTTGCCGATCGCGGCGAGCCCGGCGAGGCGCTGCACGTACCCGATCAGTTCCACGTCGTCGCCGAACGTCCCGGCAAGGAACTTCTGCCAGGCCGGGGCCACCGCGGCAGGGTTGTACCCGGCGCCAGTGATCTTTGTATGCCACCCGTCGGGGCTGTGCGGCAGCAGGTGCCCGGTGCGCAGGTCGACGACGCCGCTCGGCGTGTTCAGTTCGTACGGTTCGGCGTCGAGGTTGGCCAGGCGTACCCGCATGTCGGGCGAGCACTTGGCGAGCGCGACCATGTTCTCAAGTCCCTTGCGCGACAGGCTGCGCATACGGTGCTGGATAACGTCTTTCGGGCTGTCGTCGTCGAGCTTGATCGCCTCGACCACGTGGCGCGCGGCGACGATCGCCTCGCCCTGGTCGGTGCCGTGCTCCCAGCGGGTGCCCTTCCAGCTCAACCACTTGCCGGTGTCGGGGCAGTACCGTAGCCGGGCGCCCCACGCCTCGACGAGCAGGTCGGCGTTGCCAGTGTCGGTCAGCGTGACCGCCGGGGCAACCGGGTTGCGTCGGGCGTTTATGTCGACAACCGGGGCTAATGATCCTTCTGAGCTAACACCCTCCGCACCATTGCCGGCGGTTTGCTGGCGGTCGTCGGCGCCGGGCATCGGGGCAAGCTCGATCTGCCGGGGCTCGGCACGCTGCCACAGGTGTAGGTGCGAGCCGAACTCGGTCGCCAGCTCGGCGTCCGTCTTGGTGGCGACGTGATGCTCGGCCCAAGAGAATGCGTTCGGAATCTCGAAGCTCGGCACGTCGCGGCCAGTCGCGGCGCACTCGGCCATGAACTTGTCGACGATCATCTTGCGGGCCTCGGCGTACTCGTCGGCCGTCAGGCATTTGTTGCGAACCGCGGCCATCAGCCGCACGGTGACCTTGACCAGCCACGGGTGCCGCTCGGTGATCGGCTCCTCGCGCCACGCCTTGATCGTCGGCGCGAAGTAGTCGCAGGTGCTCGGTGCGAACGTCCAGCCGTCGGGCTTGCTGATCACCTCGTGCGAGGTGCGCCGGTCGCCCTCATACTCGGCGACGCCGTGCTCGTCGAGGCGCTCGCGCAGCTCGCCGAGGCCCAGAGGGGCGCCGGTGTCGCCCTCGATCGTGACGGGCTTCGGGTTGTCGGTGTCCTTGAGGTTGTGCGAGCCGGGCACGCGCAGCACGCGGGCGAGGTCGTAGACGCCGCGGTCGATCTTGGCGCCCAGGCCGTCGGCGACAATGCACGCCAGACGGCCCCACCTCTTGAGCAGGGCCGCCGCGTCGGCGCGCAGCTCGGCGCTCGCTGCGATCGTCCGCTCGTCGAGGTCGCCGACGGGATCGGCCGGTGCGATCGTGCCGTCGTCGATCGGCCAATATGGCTGCAGTCCGTTGCCGCTGTACACGACGGCACTCGGCCGGGTGCCGAGGATCGCGCTCAGCTCGTCGATCACCTGGTGCGCGTGCGCGATATCGCGGCAGGCGCCGGGCTTTACGTCGAGGTCGCACCAGATCGCGGCGAGCCGGGTCACGTCGTCGGCGGTACCGCGGCCCTTCTGCTTGCCGTCAGCGTCGACGGGCCGCGGCCGGGTCGGGTTGACGCCAAACCAGCAGTTGCGGCCGTTGGCGAGCGACATTGCGAGGCCCTGCAGGCTGTCGCTGCCCTCTTGGTACTCGACGACCGTCGACGAGAACGAGCCGCCGGGCGCCTGGTAGTTGAGGCTCACGTGCTCGCCGTCGACGTAGCCGAGCAGTTCGAGCAGATCAGATAGGCCGTTCACTCATTCCTCTATTCAGTTGTGGGGCAAGGCTGCTCGCGCGTTCACAGCGTGACGCCATTGCCTGCAGTGACCGGGGTGTCGGGCACGTCGAACAGGCCGCCGTCGGCAGCCTCAGCCGCCGCTCGGGCTGCTTCCTTGTCAGCGGCGGCCTTGAGCTTGGCGCGGTGCCGCTTAAGGCACGCCTGGCAGAACGCAATCAGGTTGCCGTCAGCGAGGTTTCGGCCGTCGCCGTCGCGGGGTACCACGGTCAGGCCGACCATCTTGTCGGCGCCGTGCACCGCCGGGCGTCCGTGTACGTTGCCGCAGCGCGTGTGACCGGCGAAACGATGGCTACCGCCACAAGCGCCCTCGCACTCACAGCGGCCATCGGCACGGGTCAGGGCAATGCGGTCGAACAGTTGCGCGCCGTTCACTATGCGCGGGCCTTGATCGCGGCCTTGATCATGTCGCGCCGGAAGTCCGACCACATGGTGTTGGTGTGCTCGTCGACGACGACCGGGGCGTGTGCGTGACCGGCTGCAATGAACTTCGCGGCGACAGACTCGTCGGCCTGGTCGAGGCGCACCTCGGCGTAGGCAACGCCCGCCTTGTCGAACGCATCCTTTGTCAGCTTGCACTTGTAGCACTCGGGGCCTGTGGTGTAGATCGTCAGCATTTTTCGGTGGGCTCCTATCCCTTGTCGAAATGGCTTGTTAGACAGAGCGAGCCGGTAACGCCCCGTTGCGGAACGTCACCGGCTCGCAGCGCGTTGTGCGCTTACTTCTGCTGCTGCGGCAGTAGTGCAGCGAGTGCCTGCAGCGCCTCGGGCGTCATGCCCGCCGTCGGGTCGGCCTGCGCCGGGGCTGCCGGTGCCGCGCCGGGTGCGGGCTTCTTGTAGGTGGCGCTGTACAGCTTCGGCGGGTCCAGGTTGCCCTTCTTGTCGCCGTCGCCGGTGTAGGTGACGTGCAGCTCGCCGCCGACGTCCAGGCCGCGGGCACCGGCCGAAAGACATGCCTTCTGTACGGCCTTACGCATTTCGCCCTTCACGAACAGGCGACGCTTGCCGTCGTCGTCCTCGACCTCGGGGTCGCGCAGATCGGTCTGCACGGTGACGACGAGCTGCATACGCGGGCTGCCGTCCTTCCAGGTCAGCAGGTCGCCGGTCTTGTAGTCGGTCTGTTGCCGCTGCTCGGGCTCGATGGCGATTACGCCGCCCACGACGTCGCCGGGGCTGCCGAACTTGCCAGATGGGACGCCGCCGCCGCCGAGGAAGTCGTACGAGTCGTTGCTCATGTTCAGTTGTTCCTTTGTTCAGTTGTGTTCCGTTATTGCTTTGCGCCCGTTTCCCTCTCGGCCCGCCAGGCGCGGCGGGGGGCTTACGTCCCGTCGTAGTAGTCGGGATAGTCGTCGGCCGGGCAGTCGCGGTCATACTCGGCCTGTTCGATCCGTTGCGCGCAGAATCCGCAATCGTCACCTGCGCAACGGTGCGAACTCATTACGGGCAATCTCCTGCGTGCTCAAGCCAGCAGTGCCGACACGTCGGCCTCTTGCGGGCGTTTACGGGCTCATGCGAGTTGTCCTCGCAATCAACATGTATAAGGCCGCCGTCAGCCATAAACGCCACCTCGTCGCCGGGTCGGACCTGGCTCGGGCAGCCGCCGCAGCGACCGAAATACTTGGCGGTGAACGTCGACCGCAGGCCCGCGCTCACTGACCTGCCTTACTGCTCATGGTGTGGGCTCCTATCCCCTGCCAGCTACCGCCGGCAAAATTGCATCCGTGCATGTCAGATCGCCAAACTGCCGTATTCGGCAAATGCGGCGATGGCCGCCGGGCCGTTCGGGAAGTAGTCGACGACGACGTACTCGCCGTCAACGGCCGCCGGGGGTGCGGTGAACCTGTACAGCGTCAACTGCTCGACGACCCACCCGACGACGACCGGACCCTCGACGAGCTGGCGAATGCGCCAGGGCGCCGGGGGCTTCACTGCGCACCACCCGTGCAGGCGTGCGGCTCGGGGCGACCGGCCGACGGCGAGAAGAACGGGCAGAACATGCAACTGCTCGGCACCTTCGGCAGCATGGCGATCCGCTCGGGGTACTTGTCGACCTGCAGCTCGTCGAGCGCCACGAGAATGTTGTCGAGCTTGACGAGCGTTTCGTCGACAATCTCGTCGCTGTACGGCTCGGACCACACGAACGACGACGCCAGCGACCCGCCGCGCGGGATATACCAGTTCGCCACCCGCTTGACGGGGAACCCCTCGTTTCGATACCCGCGGCCGTAGGCGTGCGCCTGCACCTTGTACTCGGGTGCCGGGCCTGCCTTTTTATACTCGGCGAACCGCGATGCCCCAGGAAACTTGAGGTCGATCACGGTGTCGGTCCACGTGTCGTACAGGTCGCATGTGCCAGTCAGGCCGCCGCGCACCGTAACCCGACGCTCGGTGAACCACCGGCCGACATACTGCGGGTCGTCACCGCCGCCGTTGAGATTGCGCAGGACCGTGCAACGCTGCTGCCGGTCCTTGAGCCACTGGTCGATAATCCGCTCGTTGTCGAGGTTGACCGCATCCTCAAACTTCGTGTGACCGGCCGTGCCGAGCCACGCGGGCAGCGGGTCGCCCTCGGGGTTAATCCGCGGCAGCTCAAGCATCGACGAGGCCAGCCGCCGCGGGCACGGGTGCCCAATCTCCGACGGCCCGAGGGCGCGCTGCAGTGACCGGCCGTGCTGCGCCCAGGCGCGTTTAAACACGCCCTTGAGGTCGGCCAGCAGGTCGGCGTTGAACTGCTGCTCGTCGGTCGGTGGCCGATCCCGCTCGGGGGCGTCGTCGGTCAGCCCGAAAAACGCTGCATTGCCGCTCACGCCATCATCCCCTTAACCCATGCGCGACTCATCCACTTGACCGGCTTCGCTGCAGCCTTGACCGCGGGGGCCGTGTCGTCGTCGCCGCCGTCGACCTCGACGTCGAGAGTGCCCAGGTGGCAACCGAGCACAGTCAGGGCAAGGCTCACCTTCATGCGCCGACCTCACGATTCAGCGCGGCGGCGAGCTTCTCCTCGGCTGCCTTGATCGTTTCCTGATAGGTGAGATAGGCGTGCGCCAGCTCGCGCGCCACACCGGCCGCCCGGTCGACGAGCACGGCCAGCGCCGCCGCCTGGTCAGGCGTCAGCGGCGGCACAGCGCCGCCCTTGTGCCCGTTGGTGTTGACGACCACGTGACCGAGGTCGGCTCGGGCGCCGACGACCACCTCGACGGCCGGATCGTCGAACGGCCCGCGACGGCCCACGGGCCGCACTTCAATGCGCCCCACGTGGACGAAATTTGGATTACTCACTGCTGCAATGCCTCCCGCACCTTGTTGCTCAATGTCGCCGGGTCGATCAACGCCAGGCTGTCGATATTCGGCCGCCCGATCGACTTCTCGCCGAGCAGCCGGGCGTTGCCGCGCCAATCCATCTCGGCGACCCACCGGACGCGCGCCGTCCTGTCGACGGCCTCGACGCGACCGACCTTGAAACTGCTTGCGTTTCCGTCGCGGCCGCCGCGCCACACGATCGCGCCCGGCTCGATCTGCTGCCCTGCCCAGTTGAACGCCATCAGAGCTGCGCCGCCGCGGTGTTGCGCAGCAGGTCGAAGCACAGCCCCGTCGCCGCCGCGTCGCCAATTGCGGTGTGCCGCTGCGCCACCTGCACGCCCAGGCGCTCGGCCACGTCGTCGAGGCCCGCCAGTTCGGTTGGATCGCGGTCGAGCTTGCCCGCCGAGTACGCCGCCAGGTCGGCGAGCCGGTGATGCCACACGCGGCCTATCGGCGTCGGGAACATGCCACCGGCGACCTGCCGGGCGACGATCGTCGAGTCGAACGCGGGGTTACTGCCCGCAAACGTGTTGCCGCGCAGCCAGTCCTGCACCTCGGCCCACGCGACCGCGGTCTGCTGCTCGGTCAGTGCCTCACGCCATACGCCGCGCTCGTAGTACCCGTTGATCTCCATCGCCTTCGGGTCGGCCGCGCCGAGCTGCTCGCACGTCACGTGCGGAACGAACCGCAGCGACTCGCCGGTGTCGACGTTGAGCAGTGCGACCTCCAACGGGGCCGCGGTGTCGTAGTCGAGGCTGGTCGTTTCCAGGTCGACCACGATCAATTGCCTTGCCATGCTTGGGCTCCTATCCCTTGAATGCGCTGAGGTGATCGACGCTGATCACTCCGGCGTACTGATTGACCGACGGGTCGGTGTTGAACATCGGCAGCGGTGCGTACACGCTGATATCCGCGCCGTTCGGCAGTTCGTCGAGCACTGCATACAGGTCGCGCACCTTGTCGCCGGGCTCGACCGTGATCGTGGTGTGGTGCGTCTCGGCGATCTTCACTTGCCGACCACCGACACGCGGGTCTGCTCGGACGTGTCGAGGCACTCGGCATACACCGCGGGGTGCAGCGATTGCACCAACTTGCTACTGAGCCGGGTCACCTTGGTGCGAGTGCGCTTGACGACGACCTGCCCGTCGACCGTGCCCTCGTCGTCACCGCCGAGCGCCTCGTCGACGGCCGCCTTGGCGTTCTTCTCGATTTCGGCCCACTTCGCCTTTTCAATGCGCGCGTGCGCGAGCAGGTCGACGTGTCCCTTTACCTCTGAAATATCCACTTACCTATCCCTTTTCAGTTATTGCGACCGGCAGCGCAGCCGGTTGCGGCGGTCGATCTTGGCGGCCATATCTCGCACGCTCGGCACGTCGTCGAGGCGACTGGTCAGCTCGCGTTGCCGCTCCAATGGCGTGACGAGCATCGGCCGCGTAATCGAATCGCCGCCCCACACCTCGAACTCGACCGGCCAGCGGTGAATCCCGCGCAGCTTGCGCAGCGCCGAGCTGGCGGCCGCCGCGGGATCGTCTGCGCTATAGGCGATCCGGTGCTCGATAACCTCGGCGAGCGCGCGCATGTACTCGATCGCTGCGCCGTGCTCTTGCTCGTCGAGCACCCGGTCGACGACCTCGCGGTCGGCCCACCACGGCCGATTGCTGTCTGTCACTGTGCGGGCTTGACTTCCAGCAGAACCGGGAACGCTGACAGCCAGCCGATCCGCGGGCCGCCGGTGAACATGTCGTACGTCTTGCCGACCTCGACGGCCTCCCAGATATCCCACGAGTTGAAGTGCCCGACCTCGATCGCGTCCTCGACGTTGAACGATCCACACGACGTGGTGACGCGCTTTGTGCGCGTCGTGTTTCCGTCAGTGCTGCCGTACAGCGTGTCTTTGGCCTTGACGGTGCAACCCGTGTGCCATTCCCGATTGGTCGTCGCGCAGCCCGTCAGCATTGCGGCGGCGCCGATCGCGCCGACAGTCATACCGGCGGCAATCCGGTTGATCATTTCCATTTGTGCCGTGTCCCTTCGGTCGTTGGTCGGTCAGAAGAAGATCGGAATACCGGCGCCAGGCAGGCCCGGCTGCGGAATGAAGATCACGCCGCTAGGCCCGCTATCCTGCTGCCCGCCGCCGCCATCTGCGCCGCCCTCGCACGCCGTAGCGGCTGCGGCGATCAGTGCCGCGGTGGCGACGACGGCAATCTTGCGAATCATGTTGTGGGCTCCTATCCCTCGGTTGTGCTCAGCGCCTCGCGCCGGGCGATTTCAAACTCGATGTACTGAATTGCCTTGCGTAAGTCCTCGATTGCGTCGTGCTTGAGGTCGCAGCGCCACACGTACTTAGTGGCGTTGCCGAGGCAAAACCCCATGTGCTCGGTAATGTCGATGCACTCGATTGGGCGACCGCAGCCCTTGCACTTGGCGGGGCTTGACGTGTAGTGCGCCGGGTGCGCCACCATGTCGGGCGTTTGCTCGTCCTGCTCGCCGGCCACACCGTCGTCGCTGGTCGGGGCGTTTTCCGTAGCGCCCGTGTCGTTGCTGGGGCCGCTGGCAATATCGGCACCAATCCCAATGCCGCCACCGAGGTCGAACACAACTGGGGTGGACCCGTAGCCCGGCCGCCGGTACGCCACAGTGAACGGGCCAACCGCGCCGCGGCCCAGCACGTAGACGCCGCTATTCCATGCAACCCAACCGCTGCCAGCCACCCAACCCCAGTGGGCGCCGAGGCTGTCCTGCCACACGTACGCCCGGTCGGCGTCGTCGAGGGTCTCGGCGTTGTTCGGCTCGCCTGCCTGCTCGCGCCAATTGCGGTTGATGCCCGCGTAATCCGGCACCCACGCCTCGGGGTCACCCGCCTCGGTCGCCGAGCTGCCGCCCTCGCCGAACAGCAGCGTCTCGTCGAACCGTCGGCCCACTGCCTCGGCAACCTCGTCGGCCTTCCAGCTCACCGCCAGGACGCCGAGCCCCATCAGGTCGCACACCCGGCACCACATGGCGCCGCACGGGTCGAACACCCGTGCCTCATGCTTGCCGCACACATCGCACTGCGCGCTGCCGCACAGATCGCCGTAACCGCTCATACCGCAACCCCTTTAAGTCCGCGCTTGATCCGTCGCCGTTCACGTTCGGTTGTGCCGCCCCAAATTCCCTTGGGGTTGACTTGCTGACTCAGCGCCCATGCGAGGCACTCGTCAGACACCCGGCAGCCGCCGCACACGCGCCGGGCCTCGCGGGTGCTGTCGCCCTGCTCTGGAAAGAAGATTTCGGGGTCGGTTTGCGCGCACACTGCGTCAGCCCGCCACGCCTCGGGGTCGTCGTCGAAATGCGCTGCGTCGCTCACTGATCCACCTCGCCCTCGTCCTGCTGGTCGGCCTCGTCGTCGGCCTCGATCTGGTCGAGCACCGACAGCGGCACGCCGTCGGTCGTCTCGCGGGTCGGCACGAGCCGCTGCAGGCCCTCGGCCGCCAGGCCGCCGCGGGACAGGTGCCGCAGGTACCTCATGGCGCCGGTGCCCTCGACGTCGACCATTGCGGCCAGGGCGACAGTGACGCCGGTCAGCGTGTGACGGTCGAGCTTGCGCAGCCGTGCCCACACCTCGCCGGGGTCGTCGTCGTGTACCTCGGTCGCCAGATCGAATGCACGCTCAAGCATGTGAGTGCACTGCTGCGACCGCGGGCCGTGCTCGAAACTGATCGGCCGACTGCCCGCCTTGGCGGCCTTGGCGATGCGAGCTGCACGCGCCGAGGTCGACGAACGCACCAGCAAGGCAACCTGAATGATCGCCCGGCGGGTGAACGTGCCACTTTCACGATCCCAGCCGTGAGCAGCCAATTCGTCACCGTGACGCTTCAGCACCTTGCCCAGCACGTCGCTTTGGTCGATGCGCAACAACCGGCACACCTCCTCGGCCGTCGCCGAGGTGCCGATCCGCGGCGTGAACATGTCGAGCACGTGCGTGTTGTCAACTGCGGTGGCGTACTCGTCAAGTGCGGCAACGTCGTACATGATTTTGCGGCCAACGAGCTGGTGCTCGGGTGCCGTGCCGCTGCGGCGGCGCCAGCGCAGTGCATTGCGCGTAATCCCAAGGCGCACAGCGGCCTCGCCCTCGCCGAGCTGTGCGGCCGTCACCGAGACACCGCCCGCGCCTTGACGTGACCGGGGCAGGTGGCGTCACACCGCTGGCAGTCGGCGCAGTCGGTCGACCGGCCGGGCGTGCGCAGCTTGTTGACGGCGTTCACAGCGGCGGCCACCGCGCCGAGGCTGGTCAGCCCCTCGGCCCGGTAGGTGTCGAGCACCGCAGCGGCGGCCCGCATTTCTTCGTGCGAGAGCGTGATCACCACGGCGCCCCCAGGTACAGCCCGACGAACGCCGCACCGACGGCGCCGCCGACGATGCCCATTGCGGCGTTGAGCAGGAACACGCCGACGATCGCGCCGAGGCGCTCGCCGGGCCGTTGATCACGTGGAACTCGACGCCCGTGCGTTAGAATCCTGTTCGACATAACAAGTGGCTCCTATCCCTTGGTTGTGTCGGCCAGCCCCGCCTCGTGCGGGGCTGCGTCGTTTGCGGGGGGAGGTGGGGCGCAGCAGTGACCTCGCCGGTTAGGTCGGGTCGTGGGCCACGCTTGCGGGGGAAGAAAACAGCGAAACAAAACCCGTTTGACGCCCCACCTCCAAGCTCAGCCGAACCGCTCCATATCCGGCTCGTCGTGCAGCGCCGGGGCCTCGATCGAGGCGAGGTGCAACGACAGCGAGTCACGCTCGCTGAGCTGGCGATGCGCCTCGGCGAGGTCGGCCAGCGCCGCCCGGTGCGCCGTGTCCAGCTCGTCGCGTTCCTGCAGCAGGTAGGCGTTCTGGTCGCCGAGGCTGTGCAGCGCGGCGGCCTGGTCGGCGATCACCTGGCGACCGGCGTCGCGCTCGCTGCGGGCCTGGTTGCGCTCGCGCAGGGCCTCGTTCAGCTCGATGCGCAGCCGGGCTGCGGTAGCAAGGTTGCGGGTCATGGTCATGTCAGCGGCTCCTAGTCCGACGGCGTGATGTGGGGGTCAAGGCGAGCGGCCGGTCAGCGGGAAGTGCGATCGACTTGCGCCCCGACTCGGGGCTGACTCGGAAGGACTCAAGGGCGGCGTCGATATCGGCCTGCGTCATGCGCCAGTGGCGGCCGATCTTGCGGCCGGGGACGCGACCGGCTCGAACCTGCTCGGTCAGCCATCGCTCGGAACACGGAATCAGTGCCGCGACCTCAGCAAGCGGAAGGGTCAGCGCCGGGGCCGTCATGCGCGGGCCTCAACAGAGACGAGTTCCGTTAGCGAGCCGCCCAGTTCTCCGACGATCTGCGCCAGTACCGTGTGCGTTGCCACACCCGACCAGTCCGCGCGGAACGTCGAGTAAATCGTGGTTCGCCCGACGTTGATCCTTTTTGCCAAAGTTGCACGATCTTGAATGTTGTTGCGGCGCATTCTGTTTGCCACCTTGTCGCGCCGCCACCTCAGCTCATGAGTGGTTGTCTGCACGGTGTGGGACGCTACACGAAAAGTCCCGAAATCGGGAACATCTGCCGCGTTTCGGGACGCTAACGAGTGCATAAGAAGTGCATAAAGGCTGGTCATGAAGTTGTTCAGTCCCGAAAACTGAACTAAAGTGACACGCCAGGGAATAGAAAGCTCGATCGAGAGACAGGAATCACGAGCCATGTCCGACGACGACACCGACAAGTCACTCGCCGCCGTGCTGAGCTACCTCGTAGGTAGACAGCTCAAGCTGCGCGAACTGCTAGAAGCGCTGCAAATGTCACGCACCCGCTACTACAACCAACAGGAAGAGGGGCGCCTGATAACCGCCGACAATCTCATCAGGGCCGCCCGCAACCTCGAAATCAACGAGGTCGACCTGCTCGCCCGATACAACCTCATCAGTGACGACGCAATCCTCGCCTACGCCGAGGAGCTGGCGCCACCCGTCAACCCTCCGACGCTACGGACGGTCGGGCAGGAGGTGAAAGAAGCGCCGAAGAAGACCCGCCGCCGGTCGACGACAAGGCAAGTGAGGGCTGACATTCCAACTCTTTGAGGTGTAATTTCTCACCACTCTGAGGCGTGGTTTACAGTGGCGGCAGTTTCATCGTCGGGCCGCCGCCCGCCTTCCCCCGAGAGGGTGGCTATGTCAATAGCTGTCGCCTTTATTGTGCTGCGTTGGTTCGTGTGTGTAGTGGCTCTTGCGGCAGTTCTGTTGCGTTGGCGTAGCTTTCGGATCTTGCACGAGGGGCTGCTGACCTCGGCCGTGCTGCTGCAGCTCCTTGGTTCGGCACTGTGCGGCAGCGTGGCGTCGATGACGCTCGGTCGGATCATCTACCAGGCCACAGGGATCTGGCATCTTGAGGATTGGCTCGGGCGCACGCTCTACCTATTCAGCGCCGGGGCTATCGCCGTCAGCATGTTGCACCGCATCTTTGACGACGACGAGGTGCCCGTGCAGTTCGCGCGTTGGGTGGCGCCAGGGCTCTACCTTGTGCCGATCTTGACTCTGGCGCTACACATGAGCAGCCCGGCGCTGCGCGAGCCTCACGTCGCGCACAACATGCTCGACATGCCTGCGACCGATATCGGCATCGTCGGCACAACGGCGCTGAACTACTACGCAACGCTGCACCTGCTCCTAGTGGCGGTCACGTGCCTGTGGCACATCGCCCACGACGCACGCCAGGGCCGCACGGCAGTGGCGTGGATCGTCGCACTGTCGTTCTGCATCGCATGTTGCGGCATCGCTATGGCGTACGCCTTCATGGACGCGCGGCCCGCCGTCACGGCAATAATCTCGATCTGCGGGTACGTGACTACGGTCATGCTGTCGCTGTGCCTCGCCTGGTCCTGGTACACCAAGATTCACCCATACCGCGGACTGATCCGCGCCACCCGCACGAGCCGCCGCGCAGTGCGCGCCGATACCGCCGAGGCGCACCGCCGACGCCTGCGCACCAACACCGAGCGCGAGGCCGCCTAGCTACCGCCGGCAAAACGTCCGAATTGCCCGCTGACCTGCAGCAGCGCCCAGAGACAGCAAACGAGCCCCGAGGCGTCCACCTCGAGGCTCGCTTGTGTGCAACTCAGCCGCGCGCCGGGTCGAGCTGCGCAGCGATGGCCGCCGCCACGATCTGGCCGCTACTGCGGTCGAGGTGCCCGTACGTGTCGACCGTGATCTTGATCGACTCATGCCCGAGGTGGTCGCGGATCGCGGGCAGCGGAACACCGGCGGCGATTAGCCAGCTCGCGCAGGTGTGCCGCAGATCGTGCACCCGAGGCTTGACGTCCAGGCCCGCACGCTTGAGCGCAGGCTGCCACACGTTCGCGTGAAAGTTGTTGTGTCGAACCGGGTTGCCGACTGTGTTCGTGAACAGGTACTCGCCGGTGTAGTCGAGCTTGTCGAGCACCGACGCATCGACGTTGATCGTGCGCAGCGACTTGTGCGTTTTCGGCGCACCGACTGAATAGCTGCCCTTCTGGTATGTGCGCTTTGATGCACGGGAAATGCGCACCGTGCTTGCATCGCGGTTGACGTCGGACGGCCGCAGCGCGACGACCTCGCCCCAGCGGGCGCCGCTGGCGACCAGGAACTCGACGAGCGGCTGCCACGGCAGCGTGATGTTGTCGTGCAGCTTGGCGTACTGCTCGCGCGTCAGGAATACCATTTCGGCCTTCTCTGTACGCGGCAGACGAGCACCCGCGGCCGGGTTGCCAGGGATGCGCCCAGCGCGCACCGCGGCGTTGAGCGCCGACGACAGAAACCCGTGCTTGTTGGAAATCGTCTTGCCCTTGAGGCCGCGCGCGGCGAGGGCCTGCACCCACTTCGCAATGTCGTCGCCAGTGAGCGCAGCGAGCGGGACCGGCCCGAGCACCGGGTCGATATCCTTCTCGACCACCTTCTCGTAGTCATAGATCGTCGACCGCTCGACACCCGTCTTGTGCTCAAGGTAATGCTTCAGCCACTCGCTCAGCGTGTAGTGCCGCGCGGCGGCGTCGGTCGCCTCGATCACCTCAAGGGCCTTGGCCGCGCCGAGCTGCTCGACCATCCGCTTGAACTCGACGGCCTGCACCGGATCGTCGAACGAGGTCGACGTCTCTTTGCCGTTTAGTCGGTAACGCACCTGCGTGTACGTCGAGCCATCTTTGCGGGAGCCGGGGCGGAGGGATGCCATAGCCGCAGATCGTACACATTTGTGGATGTGAGTGTGGATACGAAAAACGCCCCGGTCAGATTTTTGGCTCTGACCAGGGCGTTTACTCGTGGAGCTGCCGGGAATTGAACCTGCACCATTTAGGGGCGCTGACCTGGCGAAACTCCCCTATTCGGCACGCGAGAGTACGCGAAAACACGACCAAACCCGCAGGACAACGGGGGCTGTGTGGATGACATCCACATGCCATCCACGCCCCCACTATGTTTGCCGCGCCAGCAAACACCGCTCGACGGTGTGCCGGGAAACTGACGCATAGGCGAGACGGTACCGCCAGCGCGGCCCGCACGCCAGACCCGCCGATTAGGCTCACCTGCGTGAAACGAATACTCACCGCGGCCGTGATCGGGGCCGCCTCCGTCGCCCTGGCGCCCGGCGCCGCCCACGCCAGCGAGGCCGGATATCTGGCCCGCATTGGGGTTGATTACGACTTTCCGGTCGTGAGCGAATCCGAGGCGCTGCGGGCCGGGTATGAGATTTGCGGCAAGCTGCGCCGCGGAATACCGCGCGAGCACGTAGCTGAGGCGTTGTTCTGGAATATGGAGGAACTGACCCGCGAGCAGGCCGACGGCATCCCGTACGCGGCGCAGCGCGAGCTGTGCCCAGAAACGGCGCAGTAGCCCCGCACAGACACGAAAACGCCCCCGGCAGGTAATCCCGCCGGGGGCGTCGTCGTCGAGGCACTCAGGCCCGCCGCAGTGACCTCGAACAGCGCCAGCTCGCCCGTGTCGCGCTTAGCCTCGCAACGCTCACAATCGCACGCCCGAGCCCAGCCGCCGAACTTGTCGCACCCGACGATGCGACGGCGCCACTGCAGCGCCCACTGCAAGCAATTGGCGCACGACTTGTGCGTGCAGCCCGGCAGCGGTGCATTCTTCCGTGCATTGAACGACCACGCCATGCTGTCGGCCGTCGTGAGCAGGTGCCCGTACTCGCGCAGGCCCAGCGACTTGACGCCGAACCCGTGCACCGGCAGACCGGGATCGCGGGCGAGCAGCGCCTCGAACACCGCGCGAATCTCGGCGCTGTGCTGACGGCGGCACACGCTGCCGACGCCCACCATGTCGAGCTGGCCGAGGTCGACGCCCGCCTCGCCGTACATGTCCATGCAGCGCAGGTAATCCTCGATCGCGTAGCCCTGCAGCACCGGCACAAACGGGCATTCGGCGTCGCTCGCGTCGGCCCACAGCTCGTGCAGACGCACATAGTTGCGCACGGTGCGCTCCTGGTGCTCGACGACGCTCAGCCCGGTCTTGGCGATCATGTCGGGCTCGCACATCCAGTCCTGCGGCGCAGCCCAATCCAGACGGCCGATCTGCTCGTCGTAACGCACGACCGCGGCGACGTACGCCTCGGGCGTGGTCTGCCAGCCGCCGAACATGCTCAGTTCGGAGAACCCGCCGGAATCGAGCGCCCACGGCGCAGCAGCGACCGGCAGGTCGGTGCGCAGCCGCGACAGTCGCCGGTGCGACACAAACAGCGGCACGCCCGCGGTGCGCAGCCAAGACGGCTCATGCGTCCCGAGGTAAAGGTGATGCTTCATGTTGTGGGCTCCTATCCCGTTGTTGACATGCATACAGTAGCACGGCTGTATACGCACATACAACAAACGCCCCGCCGTGTTGGCGGGGCGTTGTTGCGAGGTCGAGCTACTCGGGCAGGTCGATGAACTCAACCTCGGGCGTATCGAGGCCGACAATCTCCTGCAGCCAGACATTGTGGCCAAATCCCCAGTAGCTCACGCGAATCAGGTTGCCCGATCCCGCAACCGGGTTGCCAGCCTCGCGCGGGGCGATCGTTGCGTATTCGACGATCGCCGTCACCTTGCGGGCGACCGGGCGCTCGCCGCGCTCAGCGATGGTCAGCACGACCGGCAGGCCGCTGCGGATTGCAGCCTGCAGCGTGCGGTACTGCGCCACAGTGAGACGGTCGTCGAACTCGTGCAGCTCGGCGGCGTCGGCGGCCTCGCCCATGTAGCCGCGGGCGACCTCACGGCCGTTGATCGTGCCGCGGTTGCAGGTGAACGGGTAAGTGGTGTTGATCGACATTGTGGGCTCCTATCCCGTGTGCGTTGTTGCTGTACATACAGTAACCCGATCGCTGTATGTATGTCAACACCAAAGAGGCCCCCGCCGTGTCGACGGGGGCCTCGCGGGCCGGTGCTACTTACCCTTTGGCAGCTTGTGCTTGCGCGTCACGGCGTACTGCGTGACCACCTGCGGCACGTGGCAGTGCGAGCACTCGCCGTACGCGGTGCGGTACCGGCGGTTAACCTCGCCGACCGGGCGCTTGCCGCTGCCGGGGCACTGGTCGGCGGGGGCGTCCTTGCCGCGGGTGTATTCGACCGGCGCCGACGGAAAGCACTTGGTGCACAGCATTGCGCCGTGTGCCGCGACGGCCTCGGCCTCGGTCTCGCCGGAAAGCTCGGGCAGCCAGCCGATTTTGGTTGTGATCCGCAGCGACGAGCAGCCACGCGAGGCGTGAATATGCCCGTCGGGCACCAGGAAAAACCGCTGCCAACCCTTGTAGTTGGCGGCCTCGTGGTCGTCGATCGCCTTGTCGGCCGCGCGCATCGCGTCGACCGCAGGCTGCCACTCGGCGACGGCCTGCGCGTAGCTATCACGGTTCCACTTCACGATCCGCTCGTCGGCGGCCCGCACGGTCGCGGCGTCGAGCGCGTCGGCGTCGGTCATCTTCCAGCCGTACCGGGTCTTGTCGTCGTTCGCGGCGTAGTGCAACCGATCGCGCTTGCGGTCGACGACGGCCATTGCGTCGAAGTAGACGCCGGTCAGCTCGCGCAGAATCGCGTCGGCGGCCTTGGCCTCAGCCTTGGTGTATCCGGTCATGTCGGGGGCTCCTATCCCATCGGCGTTGTTGACATGCATACAGTAACTCAAGCGCTGTATGCATGTCAACACGCACGGCTAAGGCTCGACCGGCATCAGGTGCACGCCGTAGCTCACCGCCAGCTCGTCGATAGCGAAATCACCCGCCAGGCTGCCATTGTCGGCCGCCGCACTGGCGATCGTTTCCACGTCGGCGCCGAGGCTCACGCCATGCTCGGCCAGCTTGTCGATCAACCCGCCGAGGGCGCCGTCACGCGAGGCGTGCACGGACTGCCAGCCGTCATAGTCGCCAGCCTCGGGGCCTTCGACCGTCACGTCGAGCACCCACACCTCAGACCCGACCGGCGCCGCGGTCACTGGCGCTGCCACTTGCGATCGACCTTGCCGCGGTACTTGCGCACCGTCAGCCGGTTGATACCCATACGCTGCGCGAGGCTCAGCTCGCTGGCGTTGTCCTCGACCGCCATGCGCACCACCATGCGGGCCGCCGACGTCGCGGCCTCGTACTGCTCACGGGCCTCAGCCAGCTCCTCGCCGACAGCCTCGGGCAGGTCGGCCTCGTCGCACAGGTACCGGCCGACAGCCTCGATCGCAGCGCGTCGAATGTGCGCCTCCTCGTCGCCGGGCCATTCGGCCTCAATCTGCTCGACCTTCTCCTCGTACCGCGGCACATTCGCCGCCGGGATCGTTCGGCGGGTGCCTCCCACACTTACCGTCTTACCTCGCGCCATAGCGGCGGCCTCCTGTTCGGACAGCTTGCGCACTGTCATTACGTCGGTATTCATCTCGGGCTCCTATCCCGTCGATCCGTTGTTGCCATGCCAACAATACGGCCCACCTGTATGCAGGTCAACAATACGCGAAAACGCCCCCCGCCGACGGATCGACGAGGGGCGTTCGCATGTTTGCCGGAAATCGGCGTTTCGGTTGATCGTTGCAGGTCACGGCAGGCGCTCGAGGTTTTTGCCGGCGGTAGCTACAGCACGCTGAGCCTCGACACCTCGCCGCTGCGCAGCAGGTAGGTGAGAGCACCGCGGCGGGACTCGCCGCCCTGGCGCTCGCGGAACCAATCGCTGCCGCAGTCGAACGTCGGTGAGCAAACGATCGTCTTGGTGGCGTGCATTTCGACAGCACCGACGTGCCAGTGCCCGTGCTGCAGCACTTGGCAGGCCCCCGCGGGTTGGTTGTGCACGGCCTGCTTGGCGAGCCAGTCGAGGGCCTTGCCCTTGGTCGCCTGGTGCCCGTGCATCACAGTGACCACGGTGTCGCCGACCGGCACTGTCATGCTGCCCGACCACGGTTCAGGCACCCGCACCTCGACGTGTCCGTACACGTCGCGGTTGAGCACCATTGCGTCACGCACCGCGATGGCCGCCTCGGTCGCCCACCCGTCGCCGGGGTTGGTGTTCCACTGCCGGTTGGCCTGGTCGTGGTTGCCGTTCACCACGTCGAGGTACACGGCCGGGGCCGCGCGGAACGTGTCGACAGCCTCAACCATCAGCCGCCGCAGCAGCCGGAACTGCTCGGCGATCGTCTCCTGCGTCAGCCAACTGTTGGCGCCCTTCTGCGACACGACGCCCTCGATGCAATCGCCCGGCATCGAGATTTGCACACCTGCGATACCGACGGACGCCGCCAGCTCGCGGTACTGCCGCCCGGCGGCGTCAAGGGACTGCACGAACCGCTCGACGATCTGCTCGGTAGCCCCGTCGCGTGACCGCTTGCCGAGCTGCAGGTCGCCAGCTTGGAACACATACCAGTACGGCGTGCTGGTCGCCGGGTCGATCGTCGGCACCTTGCGGGCGTCGGCGATCAGCGCCTCAAGGTCACTCGGGCCGCCGGGGTCGATCGGCTCGACGCGCAGCTTGTAGGACGCCGCCCAACGTAGCTCTTGTTCCTCAAGGCGTGGCTTGCCGAACTCGTTAAAGATCGGGAGGCCGTCGTCATCGCGCACGTACGGCCGATACGGCACCTGCCAATGCTTTTCGCTCAGAATCTCGACGAGCCGGAACCGTTCGGGGTCGCGGCCGACCTGGCGCAGAATCTCGGCGTACTCGGGTGGCTGGCCCGGCTCCTGGTACACGGTGCCCGTGTCGATCGTGGCGCCGCGGCTGTCGAACTCGACGGTAGGACGGTATTTCTCGTTGACGGCCGCCGGTGTGGCGAGCCTGTCAGACAGCGACATGTGCGCCCCCTCGGTGATGGTCGTTGATCAGCTCAGAGAACCGCGGGCGTTTGATCGCCAGCGGGTTGCCTGGATCTGTGGCGCAGGCCCGCCACAACGCCGACAGCGACCCGCCAGAGGCGAGCCAGTTGTCGAACGCTGCACGGTCAGTCTCGGCGGCGTTGTCGAGCCAGCGGCACACGGCGCACTCGGTCGACGGCGCGGGCTGCGGGTCGCCGAGGCGTTCAGCGAGGCTCATTCGGCCATCACCTCGTCTGGCGGCGTTGGCATCGGTTCGACACGATCGCCAGCGCCCCAACGCATCACGGTGCGGATGAATGCGCGGGCCGCGGCGAGTAGCGCCTCGGACTGCACGAGCAGCCTGCGCGTGTGCTCGTGCGCGGTCTGCTCGGCGTCGAGTTTCGACTCGACGGTATCGACGCGCCCCTCAAGGTCGGTAACGCGCTTGATCAGCGCGTCAGTCAGCGTCTTGAAGTTGTCGCGCCGCCGGGACAGTAGTGCCCCGACGGCGCCAGACAGGACCGACGACCCGGCGATCATTCCGACTGTCTCGCCGGTCATCAGGTCAGACATGCTCACCGCACTGCCGCCGTCCGCGTGTCTTTCGGCCCGCGGCTCGACGGCGTGTTACTGGCGGCCATCGCGCCGCCGAGCAGAGCAACGATCGCCGCCATGAGCGGCGTCAGGGTCGAATCCTGCGCCCAGCCGAAACCAACAATGAACGCCTGCAGCGGCGGCAGCAGTCCGTACACCCAGCGCCGGAACCCGTCACGTGTGTTGAAGAAAGCCAGCGCCGGGCTCGCCACCGCGAGCACCAGGCCGACAATCAGCTTGGCCTTGTCCTCGCTGGCGATGTTCCACGTGACCATTGCCGTAACGGCGTACGGCGACAGCACGTGAATCTGCAGGCGCAAGTCCTCCCACGTGCGGATGCCGAGACGCTCGGCGGCGAAACGCCGCACACCTGCCCACACCTGCACTAACATGCCGAGGATTGTCTCGACGACCTTCGTCATACTCGCCCCCTCATGCCGCCATCGCGCGCATGTGTGCGACGGCGTGCTCGTAGTAGGTGACACCCGGCGACCGCTCGCGCAGGTGGTACTCGATGTGCGGTGCGGTAGCGGGCTTCTGGCCGACGAACACCAGGCCCTTGAGAATCGCCGCCACCGCAGCGGGAAACTCGCGCAGCGGGCTCCTGAGCATTTCGACGATCTGCTCAGTGATGTTGTCCTGCTGCCGCGCGCCGCCGCCGAGCAGCCCGCCGAGGCCGCCAAGAATGCCGCCGAGCTGGCCGCCGCCCGGCAGCAGTCCGCCCGCGATGCTGCCGAGGTTGATCGCACTGCCGAGGTCGATCACGTCCTCGATGCCGTTGAACCGCACCAGCTTGAAAATCGCGGTCATGTCCTCGCCAACGTCGTTGTTCGGCACGTTTGCGTAGATATCGCCGGGGTGGAACTCGTCGACCCAGAAATCGGGTGTGTCGACGATCCGCTTGTCGCTGATACCTCGGCCGCCGTCGGCGTCAAGCTCGCGGTACGGGTTGCCGAATGTTGCACCGGCCATCAGCTTGTCGCGCAGGTGCTTGAGTCGGCCGGTGCGGAACTCGCCGAGCAGCTCGGAGACGACCCAGCCGCCTTGCGAGTATCCGCACAGGGCGTACCCGTCGGGCACCTCCCGCGATGGCCGGGCCTCGGCTTCGAGCACCAGGCGCACACCCTCGTCGATGCCGCTCTTGGCTGAGCTGCCCATCGGCCACATTGCCGGGATTCCGTTGGGGCCGTAGCGCACTGGCTGGAAGTAGTACAGATCCTCCATGCGCTGCGCGAGGTCGGCCGGGTAGCCGGTCCACTCGTCGGCCTTGGTGCCCGCTGCGGTCAGCAGCATTGGCTTGCTCACAGGGCACCGCCCTTGCGCAGCACGCACTCGCTGCCAGCGAGGCCGCAGGTGCCGTCACCGCCGTTGGCGACGAGGACACAGCCGCCACCGCCCTGCGCGCACGCCACGTTGCGGGCCGGGGCCTCGGGCTCGCCGTCGGGTGCGTTCGTGGTGCAGTAGTCGTAAACGACCCGTGCCCACTTGTCGCCCTTGTCGGCCTCACGCTTGACCAGTGCGAGCGCCTCGGCGTTGCCCATGCGGGCCTGCTGCTCGACGAGCAGCTCGTGCAGGTTCTTGTCGATATACCGAACCATGTCTTTGGTCGTGTATATCGCGCCCTCACCCTCGGCCTTGTACTTCGATTCGGAGCCAATCGGATTGAACAGTGCGCCCCACACTTGGTTGGTCCGGTCGAGCAGTAGACGCTGCTCGGCAGCGGTCAGTGCAGACATGAAGTCATCGCCTCCGTTAACGATCTTGAGTAGGTCGGCACCCATCGCCAGGGCGCCGTTGTATCGGGTGCGGCGGTCGTCGATTCCGTTCTGACCGCCGTTGACGTACTGCGTTGCGCGCACCAGATCGCGGGCGTCTGCCGCGTCGTTCATCGGGCGTTGCGTCGTCCAGTACCAGACGACGCCGACGAACCCGTAACGGTCGCCGCGCAATTCGTCGGGGTTGTCGACGAAATAGGTCGGGGTCGGCACGAGGCCCTTGCCGTAGGCCCACTGCGACAGCACCGTGAAGTTGTGCCGCCCGGTGACCTGGATAGGCCCGGCGCCGCGGAACCTGTACCCGTCGCCGGGCTGCGTGTTTCCGAGGTCGACGCGACCCTCATAACCCTGCTGCGCGGCCGTCGGCCCCCACAGCTCACTCATGTACTTGAGGCCGACGGACTCGTGCCCAACCTGCGCGCCCCACATAGCGATACGCGCCTCGGTCGTGCACTCGCACTCGTCGAGGCACTGCTGCACCGCTGGCAGTAGCGCCTGATACCGAGCGAACGGCAGCGAGCCGCCCATCAGCCGCATGAGCGCGTCGGCCGCCTGCGCGTCGGTGTCGACCGGGGCCTCGGGGCCGTCGGGGTGATCGACGTCGGCGAACGCATAGCCCTTCGGTGGGATCAGCGACGCACACTGGTCGAACGAGATCCAATAGCCTTGCGGCTGAAAGCCACTGTCAGCGATCCACACGGCACGGGCCGCCGGGTTGTCGTCGTAGCCCATTGCTGCGACGTAGTGGTACGTGGTGCCGCCGCTGTAGCGGGGGCTCTCGCTGCCCTTGACGCCGCGGGGCTTGTTGCTCGGCGGGGCTACCCAGTTCATGACCACGCCGTAACCGGCGTCGATTGAGCGCTTGAGGTTGCGCCACAACGTCTCTCGCTGGTCGCTGGTCGGCGGGTCGTTCTCGATGTACACCGACGTGTACCGGGCGTCGGGCACCCGCAGGTCGAGAATCCGCTCGATCAGGCCCACGTAGTCGGTGCCGCGCACCGTGGTGCCAATCTCGCGGGCGAGGGTCGCCTCGGGCACGATCAGGCCGCGGGAATTGAGCACGATCTGCGTTGCCGCCGGGCCGCACCAGTACCCCGTTTCCTGCGGCACGACGCTGCGGTCGTAAGGCAGTACCTTTTCCATATTCGGTTGTCTCCGTTCTTAAACCGGGTCGCCGTACGTGTGCGTCGGCGTCACGTCAATGACGCCGTTTGCGTTGAGAGTCGCGCCGGGGCTCAGTGCCTTGCCGTACAGAAATGTGCCGTCGGCCTTGCGCACTCCGTAGTGCGTAACCGCAACGCCCGCAGCGACGTTCATCTGCTGCGTGGCGCCGGTCGCCTTGGCCTTGCCGTCGTCGGCGCCCCCCGACACGATCACCGGGGCGCCCCACGCGAACGTCTTGCGGCCATACCCGCCGCCGGTAATCTCGTTGGCGCCCGTCTTGCCGGGGTCGCCGCTATGCAGGCTCAGCAGGTTGCCCTGCGCGACGATCGCGGCCAGGGTGTCGAGCTTGAATTGATCTGCGGCAGCCACAGAATGCTCCTATTCAGTTGTTTGCCGACCCGAGGCTGCACCGCAGGTCAGAAGGTCAATCGGGTGTTTTGCCGGCGGTTGCTACTGGTATGCGCGGAACCAAGCGGCACCGGGTGCGCCGACGCCGCCGGGAGAACCCACGAACGCGCCGCCGTCACCGCCACGGCCGCCGCCGCCGGGCGAGTTGCCCGGTGTGCCATTTCCGCTGTTCGTCGCGGCGCCGCCGACGTAAAGCACGCCGTTGAAAGTGAAATTGCCGGGACTGTCGCCGGGTTGGTGCAGCAGGCCGATCCGCTCGCGGTGCAGGCCGCCCGCGGCGCTCAGCCCTGCCCAGCCCGCAGCTTGCGCCGTTGTGGGGTTGCCGTCTGTGGCGATGCCGCCCACGACAGCGCCGCCGCCTGGCGTGCCGCCAGCTCGCACGGTGCAGGCAATCGCGGCCAGCGTCATCGGGATATGCACGCCGCGCTCCAACGTGACCGCCACCCACTTGCCGCCCTCGCCGCCATGCCCGGCGGCCAGCGCTGCAGAGCCGCCGTTGCCGCCCGCGCCTGCGCCGACGAGGATCACGTCGACGTAGCGGCACCAGTACGGGATCAGGAACTCGTAAGTTCCGACGGCTGCGAACTGTTGCGAAATCGGCGCCATTGCCGGGAACGCTGCCGAGGCCGAGGTGCCGCTCGTCGACGCCGCGGGTGCCACTGCGCGCAGCACCGCGGCGGCCGACGTGTTGCTGACGTTCAGCGCCGCCGCCACAGCCTTGACTACCGCCGACGCCCCGCTCGTGCTCGTGCTCTCCGCGGGGGCCGCGGTGAAATAGTGTTCTCGCGCCGACGCCGACGATCCGCTCGTGCTGGCGGCCGGGGCCGTCATGCGCAGCAGGGCCGCAGCGTCGCCGTGTGAAACGCTCAGCGCCGCAGCCGTTGCGCGGATAGCGAGGGCCGCCTCGGTGGCCGAGACGCTCAGGGCCGCCGCCAGCTCGTGCACGATCGGCCGCCATACCGAGCCGGGCCGCGGGGGCGCCGGTGCGGCGGGCGACGTTGCCCAACCGCTACCGGCGCGCACTGAGGGTTGTGGGTCTGTACCCCATCCCGCCATTGCGCCCCCTCTCAGTCGTCCTCGGATTGCCGGGCGACCATCCACGCCGAACCTCGGCCACCCGCAAAGCCCGCCCCGTACGAGAACCCGCCAGCACCGCCGCCGCCTGGCACGCTGCCCGGCGCGTAGGCCGCATCGGGGCCGCCGAAATACGTTGCGCCGCGGTACTCAGAGTTAGGCGCCCCCATACCTGCAGATGCCGTGTTCGGGTTGTTGTTGTTGTGGACAGGGCCGGGGCCGCCGTACTCGCCGCCGGGCGCGGTGATCATGCCGATAGACCCGTCTGGCTTGCGCCAGGTGAGGACAGTTGGCGATCCCCTGCCGCCAGGGTTGGCGTTGAGGGGGCCGCCCGCACCGCCAGGGCCAATGTTGACGGTGATCGTCGTTGCGTCCTCTGCGAAGTCGACGCCGCGCACCAGCGTTGCGGCGACCCAGTGCCCGCACTCGCCGCCCTGCCCGGTGAGGAAGTTCGCCGAGCTGCCACCACCTCCGCCGCCACCGCAGGCGATGACGTCAACATAGTTGGCCCACAACGGAATTTCATACGTCTGCTGCCCAAGTTCCGTGAACTCTGTAGCAGTCGGTGGCCGATAGCTCGGCGGCACGTTGCTAATCCCGATCGACACCCACGGCACAGTGCCCGTCCACGAGACAAGCTCAGCCGGAATAGTCTCCGGTGACCGCCCGCCCAGCGCCGGGCCGCGCACCGCGCCAAGGTGTTTGGTGTTCGCAGACGGATGAACCGGCACCCACGACGTTACGCAACCAGCAATGTTGTAGGGGTTGGCGCCCTCGACGACGAACTCGACAGCCAGCACGTCGCCGGGCTCCACCTCGGTCTGGTCGACGCCCGCGAAAACGTACATCTCCCAGCCGATCGTGGCCTGTAGCTGGTTACTCAGATTCGGCGAGGTGTGCAGGTGCACGAGGTTGCCGTCGGCGTCCATCTTGTACACGTTCACAAAGAACGCATCAGGGGTACCGTGGCCGAGCCACTGCACAAAGCCCTTGGTGGCCGTCTCGGCGCAACGAATGAACGCCATACGGGCGCTCTGCGCAGTTACCGGCATCGTCGGTGCCGTTGTGCCATAAGCAATGTCGGACAATGCGAACGACACCTCGACGGTATCAGCGAGGCCCCAATGAGCCGGTTTGTTGCGCCGTTCACTGAGAATGCCCGCGTGCATCGTCGCCAGGTGCACCGCCGTCTGAATGTCGTTCGACGTTTCCTGCGCGGCCTGCGCCAGCGACGAGAACGATTTACCTTGCCCGGTCTGGCGACGGAACCCCGACCACAGGTAGTCGATCGCTTGCTGAATCGTGTCGCCGATATTCTCGATTCCCTCGATACCAGCGACGACTGCCGGAGGAAGCTGCGGCATGTTGTCGACGTTGACAAGCTGCGAGGCGTCAAACAGGCCGTCAGGCGTCAAGTGCAGCAACCGATTCCACAGATCCTCGATCGCGCCACCGACGCCGCCCTTGATTCCGTTGAGCATCGCCTGCCATTGGTTCTGCAGGAAGTCGAGGAACTGCTTGGCCGCGGCCTCGGCCGTGTCAAACGCGGCTTTCAGTTCGGCTACCAGGCCCTCGACGGCAGACTTAGGCAGCAGGTTGGCGCCGAGGCTCGCTGACAGTTCGTCGTACCACACGCGCCCCTCGGTTGCGCCGTCGTTGACGATCAACCGGACGCGCACACTGTCGACGCCGGTGTCTGGTACGACGTACTGGCCGCCGACCTTCTGCCACGTCAGTTGCGTGCCACTGGCGCCCTCTAGCGCCTTGATCATCACGCGCTGCTCGCCAGCCTCGCCGTAGGCCATCAGCCCGATAGCGATCGACCCGTCGGAGGCCGTGAGGTCCGCCCAGCGGACGAACCCGGCAATGTCGAGCTTCTGTTTCGGCTTGACCGGGATCAGGTCAATGCTCAGCAGTTCGGCGATCGTGCCGTCGGCCGTGGTGCGCGCCGACGCGGGCGCCGACTTGTACGTCGTGGTATCACGGACCCAGCGCCCCGTCTCGTCGTCGATAGCGATCGCGTCGGTAAACGAGCCGTTGGTCAACAGGTTTGGCGACTCCTGCACGATCGAACCGAGCGGGATCTGCGCCAGCCGCCGCGGGTCGATCAGGCCGAAAATCTGCGCGTTGACCCACGCCGCGAGCGCCTCAAGCGACGCCAGCGGCGGGCCGACGTACCCGAAAACCTTTGTCAGAACCTCGATCAGCTTCTCGGGGTCCAGCGCGCCACCGATCAGATCGCCGAGGCTGGCGACGAGCGCCCCCGGTGACGACAGGTCGATGCCAGTCAGTTCCTTGAATCCGTCAATCCACTGCTTCCACAGCATCGCCGGGTCGAGCTTGGGCAGCTTGCCAATCTCGGTGGGGAGTTGCCGCAACGGGTCACGGTCGACGACGAGCGCGTGGCGGTCATAGACTGACGGCACGGTCAGTCCTCCACGCAAATAGTGCGCTGGAAGTCTGCCTCAAACGCCCGCCACGTGTAGGCGTACTTGTCGAAATCCACACCGGGGTCGATGTTTATCTCATCGGGCGGGATCACACCAAGGTCGCGGAAGTCGAGCATATCCAGGCTCTCGTTTTCGGCATACCGCTCGAAACTTTCCCGCACCATGCGCACAATCTCGGCGTCATCTTCGATATACCAGTCGCCACCGTTCGGGAAGTGCGACGTTTTCGTGACAATCTTGCTCTTGTAGCACGTCATTAGTGGATGACCTCTCTATTCAGTTGTGTTGCGCCGCAGACTGAATGCTCAGCCCTGCGGCATTGTGAGGATCGACAATTGCGCGTTGCTCTTGCTGAAAATGTATGCGCCGCCGAGGAACCCGTCGTTATAGAGGTTGACCGAGATAAGAATCTCTTGCCCCGCCGGGACGATGGCGACGCCATTGTCAGGGGCTACCGCCGTCGCCGGGTCGCCCGTGGTCGAGAAATGCGGAACAATCGTCGTCCAGTTCGAGTTGTTGCCGAACCCGCGGCCGATCAACTGACCCGACACCGGGTCGCCCATCCGCACCTCACAGCCAATGGTCAGCGGATCTTTGTCGGAGTCGATACCGTTCGCCTTGAGGTGCCCTGTCACGTAGGGCGTCCATGCGAAGTCCTGCGGCGGGATGCGGTAGCTGCCGATCGTCTGCCGCTGCGCGAACCCCGAGAAACTCGTGAACGCCGCCTCGGGCACGCTGTAGAACCGCGGGTGCTTCGCCGTGAAGTCGGACGGCTGCCACTTCTGCTTGACCGAAGACCACACCATCGTCTGGCCGTCGGTCGGTGGCTTGCTGTTGTCGTAATCGGGTGCGCCGGTGATGTTCGTCGACGGGCCGACAGGCCCCTGCGGCGACAGTGCCCGCACCTTGATGTGCGGGTTAAGCGAAGTGCCGGAACGGATCACCTCGTCCTTGACGCCGGGGCCGCGCTCCGACATTGGGATCGTCTCAAACTCAAACGAGATTTGAGGCGTGGCGCCGGGAGGCCCCGCCGGGCCGGGCCGCACCATCTGAAATTGGTTGCCAGTCCAGACGTAGACGACGGTGCCGATCCACCAGCCCTTGCCCTTGTCGTCCTCCCCCAGCTCGTCTTGCAGCTCGACTAGTTCCGTCGGTGATTCCAGCGCAGGCCACTGCAGATCGACCAGCGGGGCCGGGTCGCCCTTGTCACCCTTGGGGCCGATCAGAACGTCGGTAGTGATCACGGCCTCGCCGTCGATCATTTCCAGCGTTGCCGACATGCCGCCGGGAGTGTTCCCGTCGCCGACGATGCCGTACCACGTGGCAGACAGGAGGGTCTGAAATAGCGCGACCGCATCGCCCGTCAGCCGGGGCGCAAGCTCGGCCATATGGTGCTCCTTATTCAGTTGTTTGCCGACCCGAGGCTGCGCCGCAGGTCAGAGTATGAATCCGGCGTTTTGCCGGCGGTTGCTCAGTCGTCGAACGTGATGGACGTTTCGACGTGCCACGGGGTGCGCTCGTCAAGGTCGGCGCCCTGGTCGTCGACGGCCGTCGGCGCCGGGGGCTCGCCGAGCGCCCGGCGTCGAAATTCGGCTTGGGCCGCCGCGGACAGGTGCGGGAGGTCGTCGAGGGTCGCGCCGTCTAGCTCGTCCTCGATCGAGTCGGGGGCGTCGAGCGGCACCCAATCGACCGCATCCTCGACCACGCCGCCCGTCGGCGGCAGGCGCCGCTTCTTGATCACGGCCCGAGCCGGGTCGACGACACAACCCACGCGCGCCAAGTGAAACGCGAGCACCGGCACCAGGTAACGCACGTCGTAGCGCCGACCGCGGCTGTCGACCGGGTACGTGAGGGCCTCGGCAATGTCGTACAGCGCGTCGGTCATCGGGTCGACGCCCGGCACATGCTCGGGCACCTCGGGCAGCGGCGGCAATGTGGGAATTTCCACTAGAACATATCTCCTGATCCAAACAACATGCCAATGGCATTCCAGAACGCGGCGGCCGATCGAGCCACCTGCGCGAGCGGGCTTTCTGATTCCGAGTCACTACCGATAGACAGGTCGAAAGTTTTCGGTGTCGTCTCGTCGTAGTGCAGCCGAATGGCAGATACCTGGTCGGTGTGGAAAATGCGATCTATCTCGAAATTCGCGCGCCAACCGAGGTCGAAATCGTAGTACAGCTGATATTGCCCACCATTACGAATGGACACCTTGAACGCCTGATATGCCCGCGTCTTGTGATGCCCCTCAGCTAATGTCATTGCCGAGCTGACCGTGTATGCCGAGCCCGAGCCTTGCTCGAAATGTTCCAGGTAACCGTAAGGTCCGGAGCGCATAGCGCGCACCGGGTCGGTTATCTGGATATAGGCCAGCAAAATATTGTCAGCCTGTCCCTGATAAATTTCCTCTAAACCGGAGCTGCCTGGTTGCTGATATGCACCAGCCGGGCCAGCTTGGATAATCGCGGAAATTTGAGACAATGCATATTTAATTGCAAATGTCTGAACTTGATTAACCCAGCCAGGACTACGACCGCCCGTGAGAATTTTCTGCGCCTTAGCACGAAACATGCTGTGTTCAGACGAGATAATCGACGAGTATTCGTGATCCCGAAATGTAATATCCGGCGGCGCCGGGGCGACGCCCAGCAGCTTGCGGATAAACGGATCGTCCACACCGTCGCCGTCACGGTCGATATGCACCAGCGTGCTGAGAATGTTGTCGGCCGACACCGCGATGAGGTCGAGCACGCCGTCGATCGCCGTGCCGGTGACGCCGGTCGTGCCGCTCATGTCCTCGACTGCCAGCACGATGCAGTTCCGCGTCGGCCTGGCGAGCTTCTCGCCGACGATCGCCGCCAGCTCGGGGTGCGGGCTGTCCTCGTCCTCTTCCAGCCAGCAGTACGCGCGAACGTGACACCCGGCGTACTTGAGCAGCGCGTCGCACACATCGTGCGCGTTCGACCACCTCGACATGAGCACGCTCGTGCGCGACCGATCGAAAACCGGGTTGACGAACTGCATTTGAAGCGGCCAGTTCAGCGGGTTGAGGTTGGCAATGTTGGACGCCTGCCCGATCCATGCGCCGGGATTCATCGCCTGCGTGGGCAGCGCCAGCAAGGGCCAGTAGTTGCGGGCAAGGTTGATGAAACCCGTTGTGCTCACGATCGTTCGCGTGTTGCCCGGCAGCAGCCAGGCGCGCAACGGCTGCACCTCGGGGAGGCTGAACGGCGTCGCCCCGAATAGCAGGTGCTTCCAGTGCTCGCGGTTGTGCGCGCACTCCAATGTGACTGTGCGCTGCCCGTTCTCATTGCGGGCAACCCGCACGTTGGTGACCTTGGCGTGCCACCGCCGCCGCCAGTTACGCCGGTGCGGGTACGGGTCGATCGTGACGTGCAGATCCTCCTCGCGGCGCACGTCGGTACGCATGAACTCGACGAGCCAGTCGTCGCCGCGCAGCACAATGTCACCCTGCCCGGTGTCGTGCAGCATCTCCTCGGCGTCGACCGACTTCTCGGCCGCCACGGTGCCGATGTACTTAAACGCCTTGTCCCACAGCCGAATAAGAGGCTTCTCGCGGGCCTCGGCGTCGATCAGGTCGCGCTTGAGGTCGAGATACCGATACGCCTCGATCGGATTCTTGACGGGATCGGGAACGCCGTTAGCGCCGCACGCTGGTGGCACCCACAGCTTGCGGCCATTCTGTACATACATCTATGACCACGCCATCCGGTAGTGCTGCGGCATGACGCACGTAATCGACCCTTCGGGGTTGTCGTGCCGCACTTTGATATTGGCGACCGTGCGCGGAGGGATCTTGCCGTCGAACCCGATGCCGCCGGGGATGCGGCGCTGCGCCGGGAGGCGCGCGGCCGTCACGTCGTGCAGCAGCAGCTCAAGCAACTGCGATCCGCGCAGATACTTGTAGAGCTGCTCGTCAACCGGGTCTTTCTCGGTTGTGATCGTGCGCTTAGTCGGATCGGTGTCGACGAGCATGTACTCGCCGTCCGTCTCGTAGAACTTGGGCAGCTTGATGATCTTCCCGTCGTTGCCGTCCTGAATCCACGCCTGCCCGTGCCCCTTAACGAGGTACTTCGGCCACGATTCCCACGTGCCGCGGTTCGGGCACTGGATAATCCCCTGCGCCACACCATCGTTCGCCACGACGTTCTCAAGGTCGGACAGCCACGCCTTGCTCAGCGTGCGTTTGGCGTAGAACGGCCAGGGTGCGTGCAGCACGATGTTGTACTGCTGAGAGTTGTTGTCGTGCGCCGTCGGGTCGATCTTGAGAGACGTTTTCGACGCCTCGGCCAGGATCACAGCCAGCCACCGCCAGCCATGCGTGCGGGTGAACGAGCCGAGGAAACCGGGCACCGTCTCAGACAGCGACGACCACCACGAGTCCTCAATGAGGCGATATGAGAACGGATTAGGCTCCTCGACCCGCTCAGCGTTGCCGTTGGGCTGGATGACTACGCCGAGGCTGATCGTCCGTTTCTTGTAGTTGATCCGCTCAGGCTTGGCGCCGATCGTGTAAGCGCCTTCGCTGTACAGAATTTCAAACTCGGGCTGCATGACGCCCTCAAGTTCCTTGGCCAGCACGACGCCCTCACGGCCGCGCATAGGCCCGGCGAGGTGCCACACCTTGTTGTTGCTCGGGTGGATATAGACCCACTTCGTCTGCGTTGACCGCAGGTACTCGCCGTTACGGCCGAGGTCGCCCCAGTGCGACATGCGCCGCCAGCTCGGGTGCGCCGGATTCTCGGGGCCGTACAGCGGTCGCCCGTAGGCGTCATCTGTGTACCGCGGCGGGTCGAGATAGAAATCGTCATGGATGCCGCCAAGCGTCACGGCTCACTCACCCCGCTATTCAGTTGTGAAAGTTCGATAGCTGGCGCGACGAGCCGCCGCAGGTCAGAGACCAGATCGGCGGCTCGCCGGCCGTTAGCTGCTTACTTCGTGTTGGAGCTGCCGCTGTAGCGCGAACGCGCGTGCAGCTCGGTGCGGAACTCGGTTCGCAGCGCTTGCGGGTCCATGCCCACGGGGCCGTTGAAATTCACGTCTCCCGCCGGGCCGGGGTCAGCTCCCCCGCCCTGCCCGTGCTGCGTGGTGTCCGGCGCGAACGCACTCATGGCGTTGGCGACGCCCTCAGCGATCGAGGGGCCGCCGCCTGCAATCGCCGGGTTGAACTCGCCGGGCGCCAGCGCAGGGCTGCCGCTCTGAGGTGTCCAACCGGCCGCAGGATCGCCCACAGCGCCCGGAAGCGCTGCCATGAGGCCATCGAGCCCGACCGCCTGGCCCACGCCGTCAGCGAAGCCACCAGGGCTTGTCGCGGCGCCGGTGCCGTTGGCGAGCAGACCGCCCGCGTAGTTCACGCCCGCCATGAGCGACTTAACCGTCGGCCACTCAAGCGGATTGCTGAACAGCGACCCGTCGAGGCCGATCGACTCAAGCGCCCCCGACACGAACGTCTTGCCAAAGTCAGCACCAGACAGGCCGTCGCTGCTCGACGACGACGACGAGCCTTCTTTGAACTTGCCCTTGGTTCGCAGTTCCTCGTCGGCGGCCTCAACCTCGGTGAGCTTGTCGCGCTGCTTGGCGGCACGCTCCTGCGCGTCGGCCAGTTCGCGGTTCGCCACGTCGAGCCGGTGCTGAGCGTCGTCGACGCCCTTGCCCTTGGACTTGGCCTCGTCGAGCCGCTGCTGCGCCTTGTCGCGGGCGTACGTGCGGTCGTCGACAGCCTGATTGGCGTTCTTCATCGACGTGCGGGCCGTGTCCACCTTGCGCGACGACGCACTCAACTGCGAGCTAGTCGCCGCGGTGTAGGTACCGGCGCCGCGAGCCGAGGTGCTCGACCCGATCGTCGGCGCCCCGCCGTCAAGGCCAGTGAACGCCTCGGGCGGCAGGTGCATACGGCTCGTGAACTCGGGATCGGACGCCCCCGCAGCCGAGCCACCAAACTGCCCGTTGCCGCGTGCGCCGCCCATTTCAAAGTTCGTGCCATCCGGCAGCGTCGCCGCCGTGTGACCGCCGCCAGGGCCGCCGTTGTACCAACCGATTTGCAGCGAGCCCGACGGGCCAAGGCCAGGCTTGAACCCACGCTTAGCCAGCTCGTCGCCCTCAGATGCAGTTGCAAACCGAGACCCGAACGGCGCCAGGCCCGTTGCGTAGTTGGCAATCGCCGAGACAGCACCGGAGCAGTCGCCCCAGTTGGTGCCGCCCCACACGTACGGCTGACCCTCGACGCCCCGCGCGAAATCGACCAGATCCTCGGCCGACACGAGGCCGCCGTCGGCGAACCGCGGCAGCAGCTTGCCCAGCACGTCAGCCAGCGGCATACCGGCGTTGAGCGCCTGCAGCAGCGGGAGGTACTGAGCGGTCGTGCGGGCGTTGGTGACGAACTCGCCGTTAGCCACGCGGACCATTGCCGGGAACCCGAGAATGCTGTCACTCGTGCCGGTACCAGGGCCGCTGATCCGGCCACCGTCGGCGTACCGTGCCATTCCGCCCGCGATGTAGCCACCGCTGGCAGCGCCGCCCAAGCCAAACGCGCTGAGCACCTTGCCGCCTGCGCCCCTGAGCGCGTCCGCAACGGTGCCGATACCGCCCACGAGCTTGTCCCAGATACCGCCAATGGCCGACCACACCGACGTAACAACGTCTTTCACGGCGTTGAACGCGGTAACGATGCCATCCTTGAAGGCGCCTACCTTTGTGCCGATCGTGTCGAGCACCTTGGTGAACGCATCCCAAACGACCTTTGCGCCCTTCCAGAATGTTTCGACGGCACCCTTGATGCCCTCAAACGCGGGCACCGCGACGTTCTGCCACAGCCACGTGAGCTTTTCGCCGAGCCAGTCGAACGCGACCTTGAGCCAATCCCAGACCGTGACCGCCGTCGTCTTAATCCCGGTCCAAATCTTGTCCCAGAGCTTGCGGCCGGTCTCAGTCTTGGTGAAGAACGCCCACAACGCGACGCCGATAGCGACCACCGCTGCGATCACGAGGCCGATCGGGTTTGCGGTCAGCGCCGCATTCCAAAGCCATTGCGCCGCCGCGGCTGCGCGACTGGCGACCGCCGACGCCATCGCCGCGACACGCGAGCGCACCGTGGTGGCGGCGTTCGTGTTCTGCGCGATCGTGTTCGTGCCTTGCGCGCCGGTGTTCGCTATCAGAGCTGCCGTGTGCTGCGTCATCGCGGCCGCGAGCTGTCGCTGCGCCTGCGCCTGCAGGAAGATGACCGGCGTACGAATCAGGTTGAACGTCGCCGTGTACGCCTGCATGAACGGTGCAGCCGCCGCGGTCGCAGCTCGCACCGCCAGGAACGCCACCGCGAGACCGCCGATAACCGGCACCGCCCACGAGGCGTTATCGGCAACAAATTTCAGCGCACCCGCAAGCAGGTTCAGCGCAGGCGTGAGGACACCGCTAAGCGTCGCCGGTCCAATCTCGGCGATCGTCCGGCCGAACTGCGCGAATGCCGATCCGACGCCTTCCAGCGCCGGGCCAGCCTGCTGCAGCGCCGGGCCGAGCTTGCCGACAGAATCCGAAATCGACTGCAGCGCATCGCCTCGACCCTCGCCCGTGCGCAACGCCTGCACACGGTCGACGAGGCGCCCCATCCAGTCAATGACCTTCTGAATGCCGCCGTTGTCGAGCCACGCGGTGATCTTGTTGCCCAGGTCAGTTGCCCACGGCCCGATAATCGCCGTCAACTGCGCGGTGTACGGCTTGATCGCCGCGGTGATCTTGTTAAACGCCTCAGTGAACGCCGTCGTGAGCGGCGAAACGGCCGCGAAGATCGGCCCCGCCAGCTCGGCGCCGAAACGCGAGTAGGACGCCTTGAGGTTGGAGAGTTGGCCGCGGATACTGCCGCCCATATCCTGAGCGGCGCCGCCGATACGCTCGGCAACAACCTTCTGGAATGTGGCAGCGTCGACCTTGCCCTCGCTGACCATCTTCGAGAGCGCCTCGCCGGTGACGCCGTATTCCTCTTGCAGCCATGTGAATATCGGCAGGCCACGATCGGCCAACATGTTGAGGTCGCCCGTGAACGCCTTGCCCGAGGTCTGCACCTTGTTGAAGATTGCGCCCATGTCGGCCATTGAGGTACCGGCGATAGCGGCCGTGTCTGCGACTGTTTTCAAGTAGCCAGTGAGCTGCTCGCCCGGCTCAAGCCCTGCGGCCACCGCGGACGCGGCTGTGGTAGCGGCCTCGTCGAGCCCGAACGCCGTCTTGTCGACGGCCGCCAGGGCGTTGTCCATAATCGACTGCACTTTTTCGGTGCTATTGCCGAGGCCCTGCAGTTTGAACTTCGCATCGTCGATCGCTGTCAATCGGCTCATACCGGCGTGCAGTGCGCCAGCGATGCCCGCGGCGGCGACTGTGCCGCCGACGACCGCGGTTGCCTTGAGGCCGGTCGCAATCATGCTGCCGACGTTGCGGCCCAGGTTCATTGCGCCGCTCGTGAGGTTCGATGCGAGCTGCGACCCGAGGCCGCGGCCGACGTCGGCCGACTGCAGGCCCGCGTTGATCTCGCTGCCTGCCTGCTGCCCTACCGAGCGAGCGCCGTCGGCCCGCAGGAACCGGCCAATGCCAGTACCGCCGCGGGCCGACTGCTCGATTCCGTCCTGCATTTCGCGCCCGGCACGGCGGCCCGCATCAGCGGCGCCGCGGGTGTCGAGCTTGGGCTGCAGTGTCAGATCCTTCTCGGCGCCCTTCATGGCCGAGCGGATACCGGGAACGAGCTTGCTCGTCTCGGGCAGAACAGTGAGGTAATACGTTGCGGACATTTACGCCCCCTTGCTCTTGCCCTTTTTTCGCTCACGCCAACGCTTTTCGCGTTCGGCGCGCATCTCTAGGAACTTGCCGACCGTTGTTTTGGTCGCCACAGTCGAGCCCACTTGGACGTACTCGCCGCCGTCGGTGGCCTTTTCGTCGTCGCCGGGCCGCGGGAACAGCTCGGGCACATGCCGCGGATTCGTCTTGGTTGCATCCTCGGTGCGCTGCCACAGGCCCACCCGCAGCGCATCAATCACGTGCGCGAGCAGGTAATCGGTTGTATTCCAGCCCTTTTCAAAGGCGTGGAAGATGGCCGACCCTGGCGGCGATGCGAAGATGAATGCGTACAGGTCGTCCCACGACATGGTGCCGTCGTCGAACTCGCGCCCGGCGACGATCAGGTCACGCCGTATTGCGTCCTCTACCTGGCGCGCCGCCGCGCAGACCTGCGAGATTTTCCCTCGATCAGCCCGCCGTCGCGGCCCCAGCGCTCCACAAAGTCATCCCACGGCCCTTGCTGCAGGCTGTCGAGGATTTCGAGGGCCTTGTCGCTGGCGTGCATTTCGATCAGAGCGAACGTGCGCTCAAGGTCGGACAGGTGCGCGTGCTGGCGAATCCATCCCGGCGGGGGCTTGCGCAGGCAACGCTTGACGGCGATCGTTGCGCCGTCGGGGAACTCGGCGACGCCGTACTCGTCGTCGAAGTCGTCAGCGTCGAACTTGCCGACGAACAGTTGCGCCCCCTCGGGGTAGTCGTCGGCCCAATCCTCGGCGATGCTGGCCTGCTCATCTTCGGGCGCCTCGACAGCCTCGGCGGCGGCGTCGTAGACGTCGGTCAGGTCGTTGGTCTTGGTCTCTTTTGCCATGCTGGTACTGCCTCTCTGGTGTGTTTCCTGGTGTGTCCCTGGTGTTTTGGTGGAACGAGAGAGCACCCCGCGCGCCACCAGGAAACGCGCGGGGTGCTGGCCTATCGGGCGACTAGGCGGCGATGATCTGACCGTCGTCGCTGTACTGGATGACGTGATTGCCGTCGGTGCCCTTGAGCACCTTGAACGTCGGCTCGAACGCCATCGGGGCGTTGTGCACGAGCTTGATGTCAGCCAGGCCGGAAAGCTGCGCGATCTGCGCCACCTGCCGAATGATCTTGTCCTCGTACACCGAATCGAGCACCAGGCTGCACCGCTTGGGCAGCTTGGAGTTGATCAGCACTTTCATGCGGGCGCCGTGCGCCTCGGTCGCCGCCGCAGTCGACACGTTGCCCGCGCCGAAAATGGCTGCGTTCACCTCGGGCGACAGCACCTGAAACAGGCTCATGCTGTACTCGATCGAGAACTTGTCTCGCAGCGCCCCGATTTCGTCGCCGCCCCACACCTCAATGGGTGTGGTCTGGCTGTCGATCTTGACGGTAACGCCGTCTGCCGAAACGAAACCCAGGTTCTTGAACGCCGCTTCGAGCGGCTCGTCGACGTCGGTCGGCAGCTTGGTGCCGAACGGTGCGAACCACAGGCCGCCAACGGTTTCCAGGTCCGACGGCGACGCTGCGAACACCTTGGTGCTGTCGCCCAGCGCCGAGACCGGAGTGTTCTCAGGCATATTGACTCCTATTCAGTTGTGTTTGCTGCCAAATGCGGGCAGCGCGCATCGCCGCACGTCACGCGCGGTTCTCAAGGTCGGCCGGCATCGGCCGGCGAATTAGCTACGCTCGGGGCGCAGGCCGATCGTCCAGAACACCGCCGACTGATAGCCGGGCAGCGGTACGCGCCGGTCGTCGAACTCGGCTGGCCCGTATTCGTGTGTGGCGCCGGTGATCCACACCTCGCCCTCGTCGGGTACCACGACCTTGCGGTGCACGGCGTGCAGCAGCAGCCGGTGCAGCAGATCGGCGTTGCGCTCCAAACGCACGAGGTCGTCGTCATACACCCGCACCCGAATGAGGCTGTGCTGCAGGAACACCTCGGTGCTCGTGCCGGGCCGCGACAGGATCGCGTACGACGTAGCCGAGCCCTCGGGCACCGTCTGCTGCTCGACGAGCAGCGGGTTACCGCGAGCAGCCAGCTCGTCGAGCAGGTACCGGCGTGCGGCCGTCAGCGGGCCAACCGGCGGAACAAGTACCGTCACCGCGGCCCCGCTTCCGCAGACACCTGCATGAGCGGCGCTATGTCGTTCTCCACGCCGATCGCTGCACCCTCAGCACGGACGTACACGCGCACACGGTCGCGGCCGTGCACGGTCTCAGTCACGTAATCGTCACCGGCGCCGGGCGTGTGAGCGTTGGCCTTGGCCGCCGCTCGACCGCGCAGCTTGTCGCCGAGCTTCTCGCACGCCTTGGTGAGATCGGGCAGGTTGCGGATCTTGCGGTGATCGTCGATCGGCAGATCAAGCGGACGGTATGGCACGTTTCTCCACCTTTCGCAGTGTCACGATGTAGCCGGGCCGGAACCCGAACGGGCCGCTGTTGTAGTCGTCGACGTCGCCGTACACCTTGAACTCGCGTCCGCGCCAGTCCTTGACCAGATCGCCGTGCGCCCAATCGCTTTCAGGTGTTGCCATCGTGTACTCGACGACGACCTGATCGGAGTTGGCCGCCGCGGTGCCAGGCTCATTGACGCGCTTGCGCAGGCTCGACACCTTGCGGCGTCGAGTGCGTGGCTCTGTCTTGGCCTGGCCCGCGGCGTTCTCGCCGACCTTGACGTACGTCGTGTGTTGCACTTCCCACGGGGTCGGCAGGGTCACGGGTACCTCTCGCTGCTCATGGGAACCGAGACGGCGCTGCGCTTCCAGGGCCGCAAGCGTGTCTTGTGCGCGGCCGTCAGGTAGCAGCCCGGCGATCCGGCGCCGGGTGTGAACCGCACGCCGAACCCGTCAGCTTGCAGGCTCTCCGTTTCCGGCAGCAGCTCCTTCGGCTTCGACAGCGCCGTCGCTGCCACCGAGGCCGTCACCCTGGTGATCGTCTGCGGTGTCGGTGTCGGCACCTCCCCCGGCCACAGGTGCCCCTCCACCAGGTCGCTCGCCTCCTGCAGGAGGTCGGTTACGTCCACGAGACCGTCCGCCAGTTCGGGCTTTCCCATTGCCCGCAGAGCTGCCTTTACGTCGTCCAGGCTTGCCAGCATCAGCCACCCCCTCGTGTTCAATCCAGTTCGGGTTGCCCTCGACGAGGGCGGCCAGCAAGGTGCCTTTAGGCGCCCCGATGACAGCCCCCGTCAAAGCGTGGCGATACCGCACTACTCGCCCTCGGGCGGCGCCACGGCAGGAGTGACGACACCGACCGGAGTCTTGTTGGAGCCCATCGCGGTTGCGGAGACGCCGAGCACGTACGCGAACCGTGCCTTGAGGCGCAGCGCAACCATGTCGCGCTCGGCGAGGTTGATCTGATTCTCGCCGGTGCCGAGGGTCGCCTGATCCAGGAACTTCACGGTAATGTCCTGGCGCACACCGACCTTGACGCGCGAGGAGTCGGCGATGAAGGCCACCGCGGACTCAGGCGACCATGCGCCGTTGCGGTTGAAGTGGGTATTGAAGCCCAGGAACGAACCGTCACGGAACGCGAGGTTTCCGTCGGCGTCGCGGACGTTGGCGACCTGGTACCGCAGCGCCAGGCTCGACAGCAGGGTGTCCGGTGCCCAACCGGCGAGGGCGACCTGCTCGGCGACCTTGTTGGAGGCGCCCACGAGGTCGTACTCGTTGGCGACACCGCCGACGTGGGCGATGGCCTGCCCTGCGTCGGTGGCAGCCTTGAGCAGCGCCGGGGAGACCCAAGACGCGGGCTTGTCGATGCCGAACATGACGGCCTGATCGAGCTTCTTGCCGATCGCCTGGCCGCCCTGCTCGGCGACCTCGGTCAGCAGTTCGACAGTGGCGTCGTCGATCACGGCCTCGGGCACCGGAATGATCACGGCGACCTCTTCGGCGACCAGCGTGCGGTTCGCCCAGGTGACCTTGCTCGTCTTGATGACGCCCTCGGGGTCGGTGGCGGATTCGCCGACCCAATCGGCCTCGGGCAGGGTCGCCAGGACCGGCAGGTGCGTGGTCTTGGTGCCCATGTTGACGTTCTGGAACGCCGACAGCACGGTGCTGCCCTGCTTGGCGGCGGCCAGCAGCGAGTGGCTGTAACCCTCTTCGATCAGGGTTGCGACCTCGGCGCGGGAAATGTCAGCCATAACGGCCTCTCTCTCTATTCAGTTGTGATCAACCGCCGAGGTCGGTCCTCGTGCGGAAGTGTTGGGAAGGGGTGTGCTACTTGCCAGACCGCAAGCGCCGCAACGCTTCTACGGCGCGCACCTTCGGGTCGGACGAACCGCCGTCGGCGCCAGTGGCACCGCTCTTGAACCCGCCGCCGCTACCGGCCGGGTTGCGCTTCTGCTGCTTGGGCTGCTCGGGCGGCTTTGGGGCGTTCTCGTCGCGCCAGGCGATCAGCGCGTCAGCCGAGGCAATCAGCTCGGCCTCGGTCTTGCCGACCAGCGACGCGACGGGCACGCGCTTGCCCTCACGGTTGGCAACCTTGTCGCGCAGCCGCTCGAACTCGACCTTCTCGGCGCGCTTCTCGGCCTCGGCGGCACGGTCGAGAGCCTTTTGCAGCTCGGTCTTTTCGCCGTCCTTGATCGTCTGCAGCTCGTCGGCGGCAGTCTGCAGCGGGTTGAGCATGGCGTCGACTTCGGCCTGCGTGTACGTCTTCGGGGCGTCGGCCTTCGGGGCGTCAGCGGCGGCCGGGGCGCCAGCCTCGGGGGCGTCTGTGCCTTCGGGGGCGTCGGCGCCCTCGGCGGGGTCGATATCAGCCATTGCGTGTGTCTCCTATTCAGTTGTGGGTCGTGCGTCAGTTCTTTTGGGCGTCGAAATACGCCCGCAGTGCGGGTGATTGCATGAGCCGGGCCGCGAGCATCTGGCGGTAACCCCGGCGCCACAGCCGAGCAGGGGCGCCGGTGCCGTGGTACGGGTTGTTGTCACCGACGGCCGCCGCGCGACCAGCTCGGTACGCGGCCACCAGTTCGTCGCGGGTCATTGCAGGAAATCCGCGGTCATGGGGTTGCGCCAATTGCCGCTACCAGAAAGCACCGCCTCCTTGAGTCCAGCGCGAGTGATGCGACCGTGTTCGTCGAACCACGCGGCCATCTCTTCTGACATGTACTTGCGGGCCGTTGTCTCGTTGAGAGTCCACAGCTTTCGCGGGTCGATGTTGCGCCCGCCTGGCCCGTAGGCCCGCTTGAGCATCTGCCCGTGAGTCGCATCCTCTGCCGCGAAATACGCCTCCGTGATGCGCTCCTCGAACACCCAGCCGAGCAGCTCGTCGAACGATCGGCCCTCATGCCCGGCGGCGCGGGCCTCGGCCATGAAGTCGCGGCGCCGAATGAACTCGACCGACAGACCGAACGCCTCAGATTCAGCCTCGGCCGGATCCCAACCCTGCTCGATCAGCTCAAGCATCCGGTCGGTATTGACCTCGAGTTCCGCCTGCTTCGCAGCAGCTTTCGCCGCGGCCCGTTCGGCGGCCTTCTTTTCGACCGCTTCGAGCTTCTCCATTTCGGCGACCAGGGCGTCGATCGCCACGTCGTCGCCAGCCTCGACAGCCGCCTGAAACTCGGCCTCTACGTCGTCGAGCGTCCGCTTTGCGGGCTTCGGCGCCGCGGCGGGCGCCGGGGCCTCGACGACCTCGACGTCGAGCGGGGCGACCGTCGGGCGTTCGGGTGCCGCCTCAAGTGCTTTCATCGGCGGGCGGCCGTCGAGCACCTGGCGGGCCTCGGGCGCATCAATCGGCTTGAGGCCGACACGTTCGGCGATCGCCGGGACGGGCTGACTGCCGCCGAGCACACGAGCACCCGGCACGTCGAGCCGTTCGGACATGACAGACACCGGGACGCGAGGCGCCTCGGGAGCCTTAAACAGGTCGCCGATAATGCGGCCGAGGTCGTCGGCAGCCTGACGGGCAGCCTGGCGAACGTCCTCACCGGCGGTACCGGCCACCGCGTCGAGCAGCTTGCCCATCGCACGCGCCACGTCCTGCAGCTCGTCGACAGCCTGACCGGCGTCACCGGCGGCCCCGACGATGGTTTGCGCCAGCTCTTGCGCGTCGGCGATCGGCTGCCGCAGCAGATCCGGTATCTCGCGGACGCCCTGCGCGATGCCCTGCGTTGCGTCGACAGCACCCTTGGCGCGGTCGACCAGTGCACGGCCGTCGTCGGCGATGTGCCGCGCGGTGTCGGTCGCTGCGCCGATCTGCTCAGACAGATCCGACAGGCTGCGCACGTTGCGTGCGTCGCGCACCGTGTCGTGCACGGCCACGCGCGTATCCGTGAACAGCGTGCGCAGACCGGCAGCGACGAGGCCCACCTCGTCGAGCACGCCGCGCACCTCGTCGGCAATCTGCTTCGCGCCGTGCGCAACCTGCACGGTGCTGTCGATGGCCTGTGCGGCAATGTCCGCGGCCTGACGCGCACCGCCGGTGACCTGCGCTGCGCTGCCGAGCGCCTTGTCGGCCGCGTCGACCACACGCTTGACATCGCGCACGACCGGCACGGCACCGCCGAGCACCTTGTCGGCGACGTCGGTCACGAGCTTGACGCGCTGCGTGATGTGCGCCGCGGTGCTGACAACCTCGTCGGTGCGGGTGATGACCTGCTGCGCAGTAAGCACGTGCTCCTGCGCGATTGCTCCGTACGCTGCAGCGCGCTCGCTGCCGGTGTCGACGAGGTGCTGCGTAGCGCGCACCGTTTCGCGCGGCGTGCTGCGCACCTCCTCGACCGGCTCAGCGGCCTTGCGGGGCCTGCCAGGCTTGCGCTTGGGCTTGCCGATTCGCTCGTCGCCGCGGGCCTCCATCAGCCGCGCGATTTCCCACGGGTTGCGCAGAGAACCGTCGGGGCCGACGCTCACCGCGTCGTAGTCGGCGAGCCAGTCGTGCACGTATTCCGGCGGGGTGTAGCCACCGCTGCGCACCGGCACGGCCAGGCACTTGCAGTGATCGTGTCCGCGGATCAGATCGAGCGTGTGCGGGTTGCGCTCGGCTGTCGCCTTGCTGCCGTACAGGCCGGGGGCGCCGCGGCGCTCGGTGGTCAGTGCACGGGTGGCGAGCATCCGGCAGAACCCGCAAGCGTTGGCCGAGGCGTAGCGCGTCCACTTGACGCCCTCGCGGATCGCGTTGTCACGCACGGTGCGCCGGGACGAGTCGAACACCGACCGGGTTGCCGTGCCGCGCAACGCAATGCCAGGGTTGCGCTGCAGCAGCGCCCAGCGGCCAGACGCCGCGAGCTGGCGGCGATCGGGCAGCGAGGCAGGCTCAGGCAGGAAGTCCTTTGCCGGGACGAGGGCTTTTGTGCCCGCGACCTGCGCGCCAACCAACTTGGCCGGCGTTTGCTCCCGGTACCACTGCGCCGTGAGTTCACCCGACGCCGACAGGAACGGGTCGAGCAACGTCGGGTAGACGTCGCTGACCGCGGCGAGGCCCTCGGATCGGGTCAACCCGCCGAGCCGAGGCAGCATCCGGTCGACGGCGCCGCCCACCTCATCACTGAGACGGGCGAGCGCCCCCTGAAACTCCGGTACCGCCTTCGGCTCCGTCACCGTCGCCACCTCCCCCGTCGGCGCTGGCGAGCGCCTGGTCGACCGGCGGGGCGTCGGGCAGCGACACCTCGGGCGCAGCGAGCAGCTTGTCGACGAGCGCCTGAACACCGCCGCCGCGGATCGCCTCTTTGATCGCCTGAATGAGTTGCTGCGTCATGCCAGGCACGAGCGGCAGCAGGTACTCGATCGGCACACCGGCCTGCGAGAGCTTCACAATCCCGTCGACGACGGCGCCGAACGAACGGGCCTCGGTGTCACGCCAAATAACCTCGGCGGTCAGATCGGGGCTCGTGCCCTCGTCGCTGTCCATTTCGACGGCCAGGCGCAAAACCTGCTCCCACGATTCGCCGAAACTCTCGCGCTTGGTGGCGAGCTTCAACTGCTCGCGGTGCTCGGCCGCCGCCAGAGCGTCGGCGCTGATATTCACGAGCTTGACCTGCGCCGGATTGATCTGCGCTTCCATCACGACGTGCTGCACCATCTCGTCGAGCACGGCGTTATACGGCTCGACCGAGGCTGGCGGGAATGCCTGCGCCTTGACGTCGGGATCTTCAAACGTCCAGACCCGCAACGCCGATGCCTTGAGCACCTCGTTTTTGCTGCCGGTCCATCCGCTGATCACGCGCTGCGGGTTGGCGCCGAACCGGGACACGATCAGCCGGTCGAAATTCACACAGTTGATTGCCTTCTGCATACCGATGTGCGGTTCGACCTCGCCGACGATCATGTCGTCGGCGTCGCGGTCGTTGACGAACCGGACAACCGGGCAGACGGGCTTGCCGTCCTCGGTGCCGTGGTGCTCGATGACGTCCTCGACGTCGCGCAGCGTGACGGGCTTCGTCGCCACCTCGGGCCGCCCGGTCGACGTCAACGGCAGCTCGCCGAGGTCGAGCTCATACATGTACCGCTCGTCGTACAGCACGCCCTTACGTCGAGGCTTCGCGTCCTTCGTGGTGATCCACGTTTCGAGCGCGTACTGCGGCCAGTCGTCGAGCGCCATGTCGTCGTACACCGCGATGAGCTGCCGCGGTGAGCGGCAACGGATCTCAGGCTTGCCGTCGGTGCCAGGCGTGACGACCACATAGGCGGCGCCGTACTTGACGGCCGGGCGATGCACCTCGGCCTGGCGGGCGTCCATCTTGTTCGCCTGCCAGATACGCCACGCCGGAGCGTTCTCCGGCGCCGACAGCGAGCGGTAGCCAACCACGCTGAGCGACTGTGCGAACGAGTTGCAGATCAGCCGCAGCACGTTCTTAACCGACAGCTTGGCGAGTTCCTTCACCTCGTCGCTCGCCTCGTCGGGCACACTCGGCACGCCACGCTCACCCTTGGTGAATGCGTGGATATTGTCGAGCGAGTCTCGATCGGCGAGATGCAAGGCATACATGCGCTGCACCAGCTCGCCGATCGCCTCGGCGTCGAGCGCGTCGTCGGGCCAGTCGATTTCGTCGGGCTCGTCGAGCTGGCGGTCGTCATAGGCAGCGGGAATCACACGGCCCCCTCTCATACGAACATCGCGCCGCCGCTGCGCTTGGGGGCGTCGAGCGCACCAAGCAGGGCCAGCGTCACGGCAACTAGCGGATGGATTACGCACGTCGGGTCTCGCCGGTCCCAGCCCCAGCCGCCCGCATCGCGGATCGGCCGCTGCTTGGCGCCCTTGAGTGCTTCGGTGAGGTCGACCTGATCGCCGTGCGTGAGCGTCTCGCCCTCAGCGTTGTTCTTGAACAGGCCGCACGCCTTAGCCATGTCGCCCGCATACGTAATGCGGACCTTGACCTTTCGGCGCTTGAGTTCCGGCACAAGCGATTTCGCCGGGCTCGCGTCGTCGATCACAACCGGGATACGTCGCCCGGCACGCTCGACGATGAACTCGACGGCCGCCGCGGTGTCGGTGCCCGCCCAAACCTGCTCGACGTGCCGTTGCTCGTCGTCGATCAGCCAACAGCCGCCGATCGAGATTGCGCCGCCGTGCGACATGTCCACGCCGAGCGAGGCCGGTTTAGCGCCGTCCTCGGGGCCGAGCGGGTCGGCCAGGTCGCGCCACAGGCCAGGCTTGATCACCTGCGCGTGCACCAGGATCTTGTCCCAGATGCCCATTGCCTCGCGCCTGAAACTGTCCCAGGACAACGCTTTACGCATACGGCGGATTGCTCGGGCAGACGTCCGGTGCGGGTAGCTCGGATTCATCTTGCGCCAAGTTGATTCTTCGTCGGGGTCGTCGCCCTCGTCGGCCGAGATTTCGACGTACGCAACGTCGTCAGATTCGCCGTTGATCGCATCCACCCGCAGATTGGTGAACACCTCGCCGGGATCTGTGGGCTTCGGCGGGGTGCCTGCGAACAGGATCAGACCGTTAGGCGAGGCGTTGGTCGCCGGTACCATGTCGTCCATTGCGTTCTCGCTGAGGATCTGAGCCTCGTCGAAAATCAGAACGTCGACCTTGGCGAAACCGCGGCCGAACCCTTTTTCACGGGCGCCGAACAGGATTCGGCTGCCGTTGGTGAATAGCACGGCCTCTTTGCCGTTGCCCGTGTGCACATTCAAGATGTGCGGGGCGATCTGCTCGCGCTTGGCGAGCGCCTGCATACTCTTGAACGTCTCAGCCGCGGTGCGTGTCCGGTGCGCGGTCCAGATAACCGTTGTGCCGGGATTCATCTTGCAGAACGCAAACACGATCGCGCCGAGAAAGTAGGTCTTACCCGTCTGCCGCGGGATCGACATTGCGAACATGTCGGCCGCGTACAGTCCGTCGGATCGCTTGGCGCATACCAGCTTTCCGAGGTCGTCCTGCCATTGGTCGAAAAACAACCCCATGTTGACGTTGCACTCGTGGCGAACGGACGGCCACGACGTCGAGGTGATGCCCTGGGGCTTGATTACGTGGCGAGCAACCTCGGATAGCCGCGGCTCACAGGTCCGAACCATCGAACGGCTCATCAGCCGGGGCCTCGGGCGCACCTTCGCCCTGCTCGGCCCGCTGCAGCTCGATTGCCTCAATCTCCTTGGAAATTTCCATGAGTCGACGACTCAGCGAAGCGAGGTCACGGGGCGGCGTCTCCTCATGGAACACCGCGCCCGAGATGCGCTCATGCAACCGGCGCAGCTCGTCGAGTCGGTCGAGCTTGCGGTCAGTCATCGCGGCCACCGCCCGACCAGACCGGGCACACCTCGCCGTGCTCCTGCACACGCTCGGCCACGTCGAGGGGCCTCACGAACACTGGTGCGGTCGTGGCGCCGGGCTCGGGCTCGGGCAGCTCAAAGCCAAGGGCGAGCGTGATCGGCTCGCCGCAGGCCGGGCAAGGAACCTCGGCGGTAGCGGGTGCGCGCATGGTCATATCTCCTGGTGTGTTGAGTCGCCGTGTTAGCTCAAAACGGCCTTTCGTGGCGTTGACGTGCAGAAATGCGAATTGCCGGCGGTTAGCCGGTGTGGAAGCGGGCGCGGCACGACTCGAACGTGCAACCGGCGGCTTTGGAGACCGCTGCTCTACCGATTGAGCTACACACCCAGGCGCGCCGGGAGGACCGCGGTTCGCGGAACAGGCCCCGGCGCTGGATCAGTTGCGGGGCGGCCAGTTCCAGCGGCCCGGCGTCGGCTCGTCGCCCTCGGCGTGCCGCACAGACTCGTTGAAGAACAGCCCCGACGGGTTGAGTACGCACAGACTGACGACGCCGCCGCCGAGCACGGCCGTGACGATCGCAGCGCGGGGCTCAGGCAGGTACTCGCCGCCCGGCGTGCCGTACGACTGGTAATGAACGATGCGGCCGACGGTCGGGGTCACTGCTCAATCTCCCGTACCGCGTACATCTTTCCGCCGTGAGCGTGCAGCGCCGGGGCCAACGTGGCGCGCACTCGGTCGTCGAGCGGCATCACCTCGTCGTCGACGATCACAAGGTCGAGGGTGAACCCGCGACCGTGCCCCTGCTTGATCGACGGCACGCTCATAGGCTCGGCGCGAGCGATGTTCAGCACGCGGGCGAGCCGGGCGGCCTTGCCGAGAGTGGTCGACACGACGCCGACGAGCGGGCTCACGACGGGCCGCCCATCATCTCGGCCTCCTGGCGAGCCTGCCGGGCGTTCAGCTCGACGAGCACCTCGCCAATGGCGACCAGGCAGTGCAGCGTGATCGGCGTGAGGTCACCCTCGACGTCGGTCCACTCGTGCTTGTCGAGGGCCTCGCGCTGCGCGGCGAGCCGCTCGGCGGGCGTCATCATTCGGTGCCCTCGACGAACCCGGCGAGCTGGCGGGCCGTCTCAAGCACCGTCGCGCCGTCGTCGTTCAGGCCGTCGAGGTGCAGCCGGTGCGCGAGCTGCGCGCAGCCGAGCCGCAAGTGCGGAGCGTCACGGGTGACGGCGGAATCCTCGAACGTGAACAGCCGCGCGGAGGCAGCCGGGTCGACGGAAGCGGGCATTTGAGCACAGCCTTTCGGTTTGCGGTCTTGGAAAAAAATGCTGGGGAGAGAAAGGTGCCT